ACGATATACTCTACCACCTTCACCTGACTGTCTTACTGATGCACGACCTGCCAATTCATCAGGCATTGATGCTTCAGTTATGAATTGTTTGAATGTTTTCATCAGACTGTCTCCGTTATTGCACCTGTCCAACCACCATTCTTTCCATCAGGATTATCCATCAAAGCAGTTGCTTCTTCTGATGTCATCTCTTGTGCTTGGGATCTATCGTCAGACCAACGATTACCACCAACAAAGTAAACAAGAATACCTGCTAATTTTGATGTTTTCTTGATAACAACTGCCATCGTTCTGTCAGGTTTTTGTCATACTATTTATGACTAATTTTTGACTAAAAAAGGAGGGGAGGTCTCGCGGAAGGAGACACAATTACATAGACCCTCCAATGTATATCAATCCTTATCTTCTTCTTTTACTTTACCAGCATCAGATGGACCAACCCAAACACGACCCTCTTCATACAATTTAAGTACACGTTGACGACGAAGATCCAACAAAAGATCATACTTTTCTTGTTGTTCTTTAGTGAACATGAAGTTCTGATCTTTATACAGTTTCTTCATATCAGTGAGAGAACGAAGAACTGCGGAATTGTTGACCATGATGAGTTAGTTGATTACAGGGATGAGGCAATTTGGAGGTGAGTAACTTCAATTACCACCGATCAGGGGCAGAGAGATCTTCAACGTATGCAGTTACACTCTCAGTTCCTTGAACATCCAACAATTTTTCCCAGTCAATGTTACGAGGTTGGAAATCATCAAGAACATCCAACTCCAACGTGATACGATACTTAGTTTTTTGTGCGTAAGAGAAAGAAGGCATGAGTCAGACCCCTGAGTGATTTACTTAAACACTATAAGATATATAGCAATCAAAGTCAAGATTTAGTGTTCACTTGTTCAACTGTCACAGGTGTAGTGTCAAAAAATAAGTTTTTAACATTACCAGCAATAATAAAGAAGTTGGTAATAATCAACTGAAACATAATGAGAGTGCGGATAATTGCAATCGTATCCGCCTCCTTATCATCTCTACCCTCCTTTTGTCCTAGAGCTTTAGCCCAGACTCTCCACATTACTCCTTAATGTATCCTTCCTTGATAAGATATTTTTTAGTCAATGGGGTTGGAGGAAATACTTCCCACATTGCACCAGTATTACATGCTTTGAGTGCTTTCAACGTCATTCCTTCAGTTTTACCAGCCCAGGTCGCTTCTTTCTCCCAAGGTTGGGCAAAAACGGGATAAGTTCTTCTGACCATCTCTTGCCAAATTTCAGGAACTTCTTCCTCAGGTTTGATAATAGCAATCATATTATTCTTGATAGTTCCTGCCATACAATCTTGTGCTGCATGCCATCCTTCATGTCTCATCACCGACATCAACACATGAAATCTGTGAACATGTTGGTCATTCAAATAGAAGTTATTACTAACTGTATGATAGACACCACGATGTCCTACGGGAAAATATTCTGTGGGTGCAATGTAAACTTTACTACCTGCCTTGTTTAATTCACTGACGAGTGCATCAAACTCCTTCCGATCGCTGTACCTTTTACCAAAATACTTCTCAACATCTTGAAGGGATTTAACTTCAACAACACCCTCTTTACAATCACTAAGAATGAGACAACCCATTGAATGATTGCTGTAGTAATCGTCAGGATAATTAATTGGATTTGATTGAAAATCATGTGTCTTTTCACCAGGATATGCAAATCCCTTAGCTGAAATGATATTCACAGATGCAATTGTCATTGCTGCAATTACAGCTAAGTCTAGAAGTCTTCTTTTCATTTTGTTTTCCTAATCGGCCAAGTAAATTCTAATGTAATGACAAGAAGAGTTACAAAAGAGAATATAAACAAGGAAGTCATTCAGATGCTCTCCAATCTTTTCTCATCTTCTGATATGTATCATTGTAAGTTGCAAGATCTCTCACCTTCTTAAAGATACGAGCAGATTCTGCATATTCACAGGTGTCCCAATCGTCCTCCTGTGGCTTTATTTTACCACATGAATCATACTTTTGTCCAGTATGATGGTTAGCATATCTTCTCGCTCTCGTAAATCCCATCTCTAGAAACTTACGGCACATATCCATACCAATAAAGTCCTTATTGTCCCTGTAATCAAGATACATTGCATAGATCTTGTTACTAGACTTCACTGCAATATCAGCAGTTCTGAATCGCCAATGCTGGCATATATCGTTAGTATAAGGCTTGCATAATAATACTCCCTGTTCCCCGCGACCAATTCGATATAGTCGTCGATTCTCAGGTTTAGAGAAGTCAATATTCTCGTAATCAAGGTCATAATCAAATTCCTTCATTGGTCAATCTTCATCCTTTTTGTATCCATGGTATAGGGGAAGGTAATTTATATTTACTACCACTCTGCGCAAACTGTCAGAACAAGAAAATCCACAATGTTTCATGTGTGATGGAAAAATTATCAATCTATTAGATACACAATCCACCACCTCTCCATTTGCAAATTTAGTAGGTCCATTACTATCTGTCAAGTAATATATTGCTGTATGACAATCAAATTGAAAATCATTATGATAATCCCCAAGTTGAACCACATTCTCCAATTTGGGATTGCAATTTATTTTTGCACGGAGTATTGCAATTTCATTAGAATCACCAACATCATGTATTTTGGCGATGATTGGTTCAATAATCTGAAACTCTTTTCTTCTTCCAATATTGAACATGTAAAGAACTTTGACAAATTGTCCATAATCTGCTCCCTGATCATGGACAGTAGTAATTTTATCACTAAACTCCCATGACCACTGTTCACTCATAATCTCATCTCGAATTATTGAATATTCAATAGGAGATAAGAATTTGTCGTATATTTTTATTTCACTCATGTTTCACAATCATAGAAATTTTTTCTGGATTTGACATATTCTAACTCATGCCAATACCATTTTTGGCATACAATTAAAGTATGATTCTTTCGGTGTTTGTGGTGTGATGTCAGGTCACAGATTGGTTTCTCCTTAACACCAACTTCAATAGATATATATTCATCCCCAGCAAAATAGACCCACCCCTCTTCTGTGGTTTTGTTATGATGCCAAATCACATAATCATGTAGTTTCGGCACATATTCATGTGCCATTCTATCCTTACGAGTCTCCATTGATGTTTGGGACTCCGATGATTGACATTGTTTCTTGTTGCTTAAAGTAGAGTTTGACATAACAACGAAGAGCATTCTGTAGGATTTTAACATCTTTGCATTCTTCGATGTCACGAGACATCTTTTCATATGCAAAGGACTTAGATGGAGTATTAAGTGTGATGCTGTTTGGGTCCATGGGGTTCATAGAATTTACTACCTATACTCATAAGATGAAGTATTTTTCGTGGGAGATTGTGGTTTCTTAAGTATATTTCCTGACATAGAAATACGATATTCATCACTGGTATAGAATGGATACACCAGGTGATTCAAAAAAGAAGGAAACATAATTATACTTCCCTCACATCATTTATCTATATTTAAGTGATCACTTATCACTTCTCCTTTCAAATTGGTATATGTAAATTGAAATAGAGAATTTGTTGGTGTATTTGAATTTACACAATTTGGAAGTGACAATTCATCTTTTAATTCATATGGTATTTGAACCCAGAGAACAAAAGATAAATTCCCAGTATGATTATGTAGTGGATTATATTCATACTTTTTTTGAAAATTTATCCATACATCATCAATATGCCAATGTGGACATCCTAGATTTTGTTTATGTTTTTCAGAACATTTGAAATATTCATCCGCAAGAGAAATAAGATAAGGTTGTAAAATTTCTCTACCTTTGGATGTTTGATATTCTTGTTCTATATTTCCTGCTAAATCATCATTGATTTTCTTAAATTGATTTGGATTCTCAAGTATGTTTTTTGCCTCCTGTTTAAGTTCTTCCAAAACAAAAGAAGGAACTTTTGATTTTACATAGACAAGATTCACATGGTAAAATGGTTCTATATTCATTTTATCCAAAGGCGCGCATCAACGGGTTAAGATTCAACTGCATTGCTGTGTATGGAGTAGTATCTTCAATTCTTACTGGTTTTCCTGGTTTCTTGTGGTTGATTGGGGCGATGTAACATTTTTTTCTGCTATCATAGAAACCCCACACACTAGAAGGATGCTCCCCACCAGTGTAAACGAAATCGCCAAGGTTGCGAATCCATATCCGTTTAATTGTCTTTTTGAAGTCATCAGTCCAGTATTCGTACCCTGTGGGTGCTTTGTGTGGAAAATCCATGATAAAGTTGTCCATGATTCTAATATAAACTAATTTTTGACTAATTTCAACTAAAAATGGACACTACAACAAGTGTCACAGGGGACGGATCTCTGTGTTGATCGCTCCCTGTGACTTAACATGTCTTTCAAACATCATTGCATCCCTGATGTCATAGAATATTGCTTCTTGGTGAGACCAATGATTCTGTTTTTTCTTTGGCTTCTGATACCTGAGCAGGAACTTCATTCAAATCTTTATAATGATATAGAGTATCAATTATGAGTTGTCTCCAACCCATAAGTTCATCGAAACATCCTTGATTGTATGCACAACCACGAAGTCTACTATCTGCTTTATAGACACTCTCAATCATAAGATCAAGAGCACGGGACTGAGATTCATTCATCGAATACTTTACACATGGGAGAACCTGGGTGGTTGTCGCAGAACTCATCTAAAATTTTGTCTCGATGACGATTTTCTGGATTTGCAATGTTACCCTCGGTCTCTGGATCCCACTCATCTTCTGAATGTTCTTCATTAGCATGAAAGTCAACTTTGTATTCGTTGTACTTATCATTGGGATCATAAAGTGGATCCGATGGGTTGCGCATTCGTGGTTCAGACATATCTTAGGTTAGAAATGACGTTACTACTTTAGACGTTTCTTCGTCCAACAATGCATATTTAGTGGATTTCTTAATGTTTTCCCGTAGCTTGGTGTAACAACCAAGATTTAATTCATCATCTTCTGACACTACAACATCAAAACATTCCTCATCATCTTTTGCAATGACATTCCATACACCACCATACTCTGATTGTGGAAAAGGAACAAAATGGTCAATGACGTACAAATACTTCATCATTTCCTATAATTACTCCTTAATCTTATCAGTAGCATCAAGATTAGTCAACTGACGTTGTAATTCCCATTTGATGGTTGACAGACTCCGAAACAAATAACTTTTCCATGGATTGTCCTCTAGGAGAGCAACTAAACTCTCCACATGTGCCTGTGCAGCAACCAACTTATCTCGGTCAGACATTAGATGAACTCTTCAAGATAATATTCCAAGTTGATATTTAGTTCATCAGCTTTTGACTGACACTCATCGAGGAAATCTTCCATGTCGGAGACTTCAATTTGTTCAAGTTTGCGTTCAATACTCATTTTTTAAGTTTCCGTACAAGATGTTCTGCCCACTCCTCCATCTTATCAGGATGAATAGCTCTGATGTCAGAGTCTTCAACCGCTTTCCGAATTGACTCTATGTCTTGAGTTTTCAGTTTGCGGTCTTTGGGTAAAGTCATAGGGCTTCCAGTTCTAGTGAGGGATCTTCATCACTATATTTAAACATGATACTATCTTCACTCTTTGTATCAAAACGATAAGGAACATCATCTTCTGCAACTTTCACTACAGTATTGTTCCATGCTCGTCGTGATGCCTTCTCATAGTGAGAAATATAAACAGGAAGATAAGCAAGAAGTGCATGACTGATGTCTACAATTCTATCAGTTTCATTCTGATTGACTGCATCATTTAACTCTTCAACCATGAACTCTACAGCAGCAATCTTATTGAATGATTCTTCAAGTTGATTCATGACTTCCCAAGTCTTTTGATATTCGATAGTCATTTGATGATACTCCAGTTGGGATCGTTTTCTTTATTCATCCAGAAGTGATACCGACCACTGATAGATGACAGGAACCACTTTTCTTGGTCCTCTTGTTCTACTTTACACGAATGTAGAGAATCCATCAAGTTTGCAAATCGATTCTTTGCTTTTGATGACTTTGGTTGGACTGTGATGAACTTGGGTTTCATGGTCTTTAAGGTTGCTTAGACTGTACCTATCTTCCAGGACAAACCTAGTCTATAGGAAAAGAGAGAGACTGTCAAGCCCCACTCAAATGGACTTGTAAGGTCTCTGAACTACCCAGATACTATAAACCCCCATGGGGTGAACCACGGGGGATTGTAGACGGTTTATGGACTGTCTCAGTCTATTCCATATGTCATGGCAACAATCTGTTCTCTTGGAAGATTTATGAATCTTTGAATATCATCAATTTCCCATCCAAGTCTTTTTAAAGTCATGATAACTTTTTTAACTTCTTCTAGTTCTTTATTTTCCATAATTGAGTTTTCTAAAGTATTGAACTCTGGTACAAATTCTATCTTCATTGTTACTCATACACTCAAGATTTGGTGAATGAAACATTCTTGCAGAGTATAGAATTCCTTGATTTGGTCCATATTTTATGGAATATTCCTCAGAAAGATCATTCAAAAACCTTTCTGATAGTTCTTTACTTCCATTTTCTCTTCTAAAATCCTCTACAACACTCGCATCCTCAACATACATTTTATTTTTGTATGACCAAAAGTTAGTTTCAACATCAAATCGATTGAAGTTCATGAGAAATATACTACAATCAATACTCTTGTCCGCATTTATCTCTTGGAGTAGGTTTTCGTTCACATCAAAATGTGGAATTTGAGCATTAGAGCTGGGACTTAACTTTCTAGTTCCAACTGTAGAACTAGAACTGTTTTTGTTCACAGAACAATCTACAGAATATAGATCAAATTTGTGATCAAACACTTTGGTTATCAATTCACATCCAAAACCAGGTGGAAGGATGTGTGAGAGCACAGGTCTAGAATCTAAAAAGAACCATCCCTCCCAAAAAGTTAAATTATTAACTAATTCAAGAAGATCATCATAATTTTCAAAAATATTATCCACTAAAGTTATGTCATCATTTATTTTCTCAATTTTGATGTCATTAGAAATTTTAAGTGCATTATCAAAGACAGAAGAATACACTTCCATTGATTTATTCATGTTCACTGAGAATTTCTTCTAAATCAGATTTTATCTTTCCATAGATGTCTAAAATTTCCTCCTCAGTATAATTCATACAATCCTCATTCAATCTCTCTGCAAAATTTGATTGTGTCATTGAAACTCTCATGGGAGAGTACACTGGTTTCTTTCTTTGAATAGTTCTAAAGTAATCGGGATAAGACATATTCACTGGATCAGTTCCTCCCATAATTACACATCCCTTTGTTCCTACCGATCTTGCAATATGTTGACCCACACTGTCACACCCAACCAGATAATCCACCTGAGAAATTACTCCCATCCATTCACGAATGTGTAAATCATTTTGTGGAATACAGAGATGTTCAATATCATCTTGTGGGGCTAAATGATGATACCCCATGTAAATGACATTATAATCCTTTGCAAGGAGTTTAGAAAGCTTGATGAACATACTTTCAGGTAACGATCTTAAGGAGTCATCATAGATCCCTACAGGGGATACCTGTGCGGTAGATCCATACGGATTGATGACAATAGTTTGATGTTTCTCCCATTTTTCATATGCATGAAAAATAACTTCTTGTCCTTTACGAGTTTCTGAATTTGAAACACTCAGAGATTCATAATCCAAATCACTGTGATCATCGGTTTTATTAATGATTTCATCAAATGCCTCTGCAAGAGAAATCTTTCCTTTGTAAAAATTGGGAAGACGATATGGTTCTGCATGAACCACTTCATCCGCCTTTAGATAATAATTTTCCCAAACACCCTTTGTCTCTGGATTAAAAGTTCTCTCATCAAGTTCTGGAATACCAAAAGTAATATAATCCCATCCTGAAATTGAGAGATACCATTCTTCTTCAGGATTATTTTTATGATACTTCAACAATGATGGGAGTGATGTAATCACTCTTCCAATTCCACCGTCAACATTGATAATTTTCATTTTAATTATAAGTTATTTTTAAAGGATCGATATTTTTGTTATTTAGTGGAGGATCTTGGAATCTTCTCCACAGAGTTGAAAATGTAGAAATGCTATATCTATTATTTTTAGATTCAAAAGTTGTTACCCCATGCACTTCACTAGAAAGAAATAAAATTGATTGATTGTTTTTACATTTGTGTAAGTAATCGTACTCTGGAAAATATAAATCTCCACCTACACGATTGTCATAATCATCAAAGAGAAAGGTGATAAATGTGAACAATCCATCATCAGTATGTGGTAGATAATAATCATCACGCTCATAATGATTCAGTAAGAAACCCGTCCAAATAGTTTTTTCATACAATCGATAAAGGGTTTGATTCTTCCATACTATTGAACGTTTTAATCTTTGTAAAGCTTCATTGATACCAGAAACTAGCTTCAAATACTGATATTCTTTACGTTCATTTAGAAACAATCCTTTGCTTTTCTTTCTGTTCTCCCCTGTCACAGACAGAGCCCCACCTGTATGTCGTGGATCCTTTAATTCGCCCTTCACCACGTCTACTTCATTAAAAATTGAATCTAGACCAGAAAATGTCTCTTCTACTATGATATGAAAAAAGGGTTCCTCTACATAAACAATTTTCATTTAAAATCTATCTCATAATTAAAATTATCAAAATCGACTTTGAAAAGTTTTTGTACCATTGATATGTTTTTTTCAGTGTAAGCCTTATAATAATCCTCATCTGTGTAATCACCGACATTTTTATGTGGTAATTTTATTTTTATTCTGTCTTCTAACTCTTCTAACTTTTCAAATCTAAAGATATTCAAATCTCTTCCAATCTCACCATCAGTATCTAAAACATAAAGTGATTGGGGATATGAATACATTGGTGTTCTCTCATAAAATACTTTATTTTTAATTTGTCCGAGGAAATATTCAAAAGGTTGTTCACCACCACCGACTTGTCTTATCCAGTGTCTGAAGTAACTAAAAGTTCTTCTATATGGATTTCTGATCACACAAAACTTATAAACCTCTGGACCTATTTCATTTATTCTTTGTAAATGGAAATATGGATCATGTTTCATTGGAAAAGATCTATTCCATTTATCATCTATACAGTCAAATACGGATTGTCCAGCCGTCTTGGGAATATGTACGAATAATTTTATTTCCATTGCCAAAACTCCAATTCTTTATATTTGTCAACCAACATAGGAGGTAAAATGCATTTTGGTGGATCGTAGGAGACTTTCTTTCTGGTTTTGTGAAGATCACACAATCCAACAAATGAATCAAAAGACTTCTTAGAATACTCTACATTGTCAAAATCATGATTTGAATAATATTCAATATTTAAAAATTGATATATTCCTCTCATCATTTTTTCTGGATCTTCACAAAAAGTCTTGTAATCACAAATATATATCATCTCAGGATTGGAACAATAACCCTCCATCAAAAACTTTAGAGCCGAACCAACAAGCCCAGTGTCTCTCATCAATGACTCACACCTAGTAAACACATTCACACTTGATTCGTCATCAACCATCCAATTTTTGTAAAGACTGTTTTTCCCCTGAATTAATTCAATTGAATTCAAAATAGAAACGATGTCCCTGACACAACAAATTATTTTTGTTTGAGGAAAAATTGTTTTAAGAAAAAATGTTTTACTGGTCCATGATCTATTGGTATCAAAAATTATTGGTTCTTTTATGTGATGATAATACCCATCAACCATGAATTTTAATGTATTTTTTCTTTGTTCTACTTCAATGAATCCATCACTGTCAGTACAACTCAATGTCTCCACACAATTCGACAGGATAGGTTCCAATGATGAAGATATATCAGCATGAAACTTTGGATTTTGTCTTAATATTGATGATAGTAGAGTAGAACCAGATCTTGGGAGACCAGAAATAAAATAATATTGTTTCATGTCAATTTGTTGATTTGGTTATCATAAAAGTGTGATGATGATTCTATCTTATCTTTCCAAAAATTTAGAAAATCTACCTTTTGATCTTGTGTTATACAATACTCATGTAAAAAGAAGAGAGGAATTCCTCTATTGGGATGAGATGGGAAATCATTTAGGAGATCTTGAAAAATTGTTTTAACCTTTAATCCATACTTTGCAATATTTCTACTAACCAAATAATCTGACAATATGTGTTCTGGTCTATATCCAAAGTTCTTCTCCCTCATAGTTAGGTTGATGTCACTTACATATTGTTCTGGATTATCATATGGTTCCCATAAGTGTCTATTCCAATCACTAAAAATTGTCAACCAGGGAGAGGCACCTATGTTTCTTCCATCTCTTCTAGTGTAATTATTGTGTTTGAATCTTATGGGATAGAAATCTATAGAATTGAATATGACAGTTTCTTTTCCAACAAGTTCAGTAAAATCAGGGCAATTCGGGTGAATTATGGCGTCACAATCGATACAAATTGTCCAATCGTAATCTTTTGATAGTTCATAAAGTTGAAACTTTTCACAGATCACTGGTTGATTTATTTTTTTCTCTTTTATGACTATGAATTCTGCACCAATCTTTTTGGAATAACTTTCCATAAAAGGAATAGTTATATCTGTGATTCTTTTATCATAGTCTATATCAAAGGTAACGAGTGCCTTTTTCATCGTATCATGTGCATATACTCTACAGTGACGAAATCCATAATCAAATGTATTCTATCCTCGTTTGGATCATCATTTTCAACAAAATGATCTTTGAGATTATTAATTTCAATTATTTCCCCTTGGTTTAATTCTCTCTTCTCGCCATCTACAGAGAATAAAACATTTTTATTTGTTTTGATTGGAACATGAATTCTATGACTCAAAGTGAACCCAAGACCTCCATCATAGTGTTCTAGTATCTTTCCCCCACTAGGTAGTTTCGCATAAAAAGCTTTCCAAAATTTACCTGGTCCATATTCATCCCTCAGTGCCTTAATCAGGTAAGGAATGGAAAATGTAAATTTCATGGAGTCATCACTCACAGGATTGAATTGATCTATAATCGCATGAGATACACACTGTGGGAAATGTTCAGTCCTATTATAGGACTCATCATAATAATTATCAACATCAAAAGACAATCCTTCAACAAATTTTATTTGATCAGTTAATTCGCTGTCTCTAAGATTACCTATCTTATAAAAACTATCAGGTTTATTCATTCTGGTTTATCAAAGAAAATACAATTAAATGATATACTTATCCTTTTGTCATCATGATTGTTCTGTTCAACCGAATGTGGAAGATAGGAAGGCCACATGACTATCTCACCCTCTTTTGGATCTACTTTGAGACTCTGACCAGTGTATTGATTTTTATTCTTTGCAAGATAATTTCCCATCCATAAAGGATTTATTGAATAATTATGAAATACAATTTGACCACTATTTTCTGGAACTTCTAGATATACACTTCCACTTATGACACCTTCATGAACATGAATAGCATGAGATGACATTCTATTATCAGCAATATTAGCCCATGAACTAGTTATTGCTGGTATTTTATGTTCAACATCTAAGTCTAATAACTTTGCATAGGAAACACACAGTCCACATATCTCATTGAACAAATCTTGCAAATCAGGACAAGAGTGAATATTTTCTTCCGAATGAAATCCATAACCCTGGGTATTGGATTTTAAAACCGAGGTGGGATTTTCCTTCAGGTATTCATCAACTGACTTTAAGATCTTTTCTTTATCAGAGTCAAAATTAGTATATGTGGATTGAAACAATGCAGTTGTAAAGATATCAATATGATTCATAAAAATAACAAAGAATTTTATATATCTATATGTTTAATTATCTGGTGCTTCTAGCAGCTCTTACGGTTTTACCTCTAGTCTTATAGTTAGCATAATTGTTGGCAGTGGCATTATTCATGTTGATAACATAAGCCCATTGACCATTTGCTTCTGTATCTGTCCAATATGAACTAGAATATTGGTCCCAGTAAGTCCTACATGGTGATCCGATCTGCTTGTACCAATCACATGAACCGACAAACCAACTACAGTTGACCAAAGTATTAGAACAGGTAACAGCGTTGTTTCTATCGTGCCAGTTTGAGTTTACCTGATAAGCATTTGGAGAAACAAAGGAACAATTGGATTTGATATAGAAACCCTTAAAGTCTTTCTGAACAGTAATGTCAGTTACTCCAGTTCCAACTGTATTGACTATACCCTCTGGAGTATTTGAAGATGTAGTATCTCCCCATTCATCAGCTTCTCTTGCTGTATAAACCTCAGAGGTCTTCCACATACCCTTTGATTGGGTTCTGGTACAAACAGTACACTCACAACATGTATTGATTTGACAACAGGGGCAACCACAACAACAACATCTACACCCTAAGTTTAGGGGGTAGTCTTGACAAGCATCCTTACAAGTTCTAGTTTCACAGCAACATGTCGTGGTAGCAGAACAAGTTGTTGTGGCTGTAGGACCTATCACACTAGCATTGCCTGGATATGCTCTTTTATTTAAATTTGATGGTCTAAAAGGTGCCATGTTTACCCCTTTAATTAAAATTTACTTTGCTTCTAAAGCTGCGACCTTTGTCTCTACTGTTTCAAGTCTACTAACTGGTACTCTAACATCTTCTATAGCCTCCTGTAAGGATACTATTTTTGATTCCAAATCTTCAACTCTATGTCTCAGTTTAAGTTCTTCGACAGGGGTTGCATCAAATATCACACCTTCAGCAGTTGGTGAAAGTGGCCATGAAATTGATGAAGGATCTGTTTGATCCTTAGTCAAATCTCTTAATCTCTGACGATATTTCTCCCATTCTTTTATATTGTTCTTTGATGTCTCACCTGGAGTATCAGAACACATTACCCAATCACATTCACTCAAAAGTTGATTTCTTTTGGCACGAATTGAAGCCCACAACTCCGAGTCGGGAATGTCTGCCACAACATACTCTAAATCAGAAGAATTCCAAGTAACTCTCTGACTTGCTTCGTTAAAACTGGGGACTGTATAAGGTCCAGTGTATCCCGCATCTGCAATTTCTTCATCAGAAAAAGAAGAAACATCTGTACGAACTCTTCCATCACTCAACCTAATTTTGTGAGGAAGAGTGGTTGGTGAATCTCCTTTATAGGAGTATAATGCTGTTGGATCTGCCATTTTAGTTAAACTCCTTATCAGTCAGAAACTTCTTCATATGAACATGTTATTGCCAAATCATCAGCAGCTGATGCTGTCGCACTGATTGATCTGTTTTCTTCAAGATAAATTGCTGATGCTTTGTCAAGAACAACCAAAGTGGAATCTGCTACTACATCAATGGTGTTTGCGATTGGAACAGATGATCCAGCTCCAGCGGCTGCATCATGAATTTTGACGGTGATATTAGCAGTGGACGTACCATCAATATTGGCAGCGATTATAGTGTTAATTTTATAAACCGCACCACTATCTGCTGGATTACTAACGATGTTAGTAGCATCAGTTGTGGTTAAACTTACAAAGGTAGTAATTCCAGTAATGGTTGTTACACCTACAATGTTCGGAGCAGCCATTTTTTATAATGTTGAGTTCTTAAGTATATTTATTTATAATCTTTAGTCTTAGGATCTGAGAGGAGGATCTGAAAGAAGTAATTTTAGAGCGATTGATTTGGATGGTGTCACTGTAGGAAGATTTGTCAGTTCAGATCCGTCACCGACAAGTGTTGTTGCAGTTATGATACCTACTGTGACGTGTTGTGCTGTTAGAAATCCAACTGTAGTGAATCCTGTGATGTCTATTTTTCCATTGGCAGCAAGTTCACCAGAATCCACAGAAAGTCCAGAAGGAACTTCTATTGGACCATTATTGTCTTTATTTGTAAGAGAGTCTACTCTAACATTAAAACTCATGATCGGAATGGTAAAGGATCTAAGAGACTTCTAAGTGCATAAGCTTTTGATGCACTTGTAGTTTGTAAAGACGTTAAAGCAGAACCGTCACCAACAAAAGAGGTTGCAGTAACAACACCAACAGTAACATGTTGTGCTGTCAAAAATCCAACTGTAGAGACTCCAATTACGGATATATCACCACTAACACCAAGAGTCCCACCTGATGGAATTGAAGCACCTTTAAATAGAGATGGTGGTCCATCATCATTTCTGTTTCTAATAGAGTCAACTCTGAGTCTTGCCATTGATTAGATACCTATCCCTGTAAGTAAGCGAATGCGACCGCTTTAGCTTCGCCCAAAACTTGAAGTCCAGTGAGACCAGAACCATCACCAACGAATTTGTTTGCAGTAATGACACCAACAGTGACATTTTGTGCTGTTAGGAATCCAACTGTAGTGACTCCAGTAATATTTAAGTTTCCACCTATGTTAAACGGTTGTCCCGATGGGATTGTTGCTCCATGGACTAACTCCGTAGCCCCATCGCCATTGAGATTCGTTATTTGATCTACTCTAACTTGAGATGCCATAATAGTTTTTAACTGATTAGATAGAGTCCAATGACTTTTCCTGATGGAGTTCCTGGAGGATTTGTAATGTTAAATCCATTACCAATAAATTTACCACCATCTCTAGCAGTCATTGTGCCAACAACGTTAATGTTATCATTTATGAAAATATCAGAAGTTGTGACGATACCAGTGGTATTTATGGTCATATTTGACTCAGGAATAGGAGCTCCAGCTGGGAACGTAACTCCTTTACTAAATTCTACAGGTCCAGTTCCTGCTTCATTTATAATTTTGTTAACTCTTAGTGATGACATTAGATTAATCTCCCTTAGACGATTACATAAGAAACACCAGATCCTACAGTCACAGTGGTTCCACCACCAACAACTGTAATTGGTCCAACCATTGCATAGTTGGTTCCAGCACCATAAAAATCATCAAGTGTTATACTTTCGGTGATGTCATCAGCATTTGCAATTCCTCTACAAGTTAAAATACCAGTAGATGAGACACCAGCACCTCCTCCACCACCACCTTGAATGCTGATATCAACAGTTGTCCCATTAACTGCAAAAGTATTACCAGTTCCAACAAAGTTAAGTTGGGTAATACCAGAACCGATTGCTGTTCCACCAGATTGGATTCCAATTGCAGAAACAAAGTTGGTACTTACACCAATTAATCCAGATCCAGATGATCCATCAGCAATCGTATTTAACGATAATGCAGTTCCTAATAATTTACCAGAAAATGTGAGTCCATTGGTGGGTGCTGTCGTGAATACAACAGTTGTTCCAGAAATTGTATAATCAACTCCTGGAGATTGTTGAATACCACCAAGAATAACTTCAATCTGTTGAGCACTGGCTGGTGTTACTGCAGAACCAGAAACCGTCAGATTGAAAATGGTTTCAATACTATCAAAACTCCCACTAATGTCATCAAGAATTTGTATGTTTGATACTGTATTTGCGGAGTAACTCTTCCATAAGGTTCCAGTCCACTCATAAGAAAACCCCGAAGTTGTATCTGTAAATACACTTCCAATACCAGGACTATCGGGAAAATTAATTGCCATTACCGATACTACTTTTTTCTATTTATCCAGTCTTGAGTATTTAGCGAGCGTTGGACTGTCCACCATACAAGTTAAATGTTGGTGCTTCTGCCCATGCTGCGTAGATGTATGTACCACCAGAGGCATTCCATGAAGTATCGCTAGTTCGCAATTTGAATCCGTTTGACAAGAAATCCAAAGCATCAACATTTGTAAATTCATACTGATCCCAACTTGGATATAATCTTGCGTTAACAACATTTGTTTTATTTCGTTCTGCATCATGAATAAACCAGTGATCACCAGAACTATCGTATCTTTTAATTATTACGACTGACGGTCTAAATCCTGTTATAATCGTCGGACCATTACTACTTAAATTTCCAGAGTATTCTCCAAATTTCTGTAGGCCAGGGACATCGTGCCACAGATATGCAATACAAGTTCCATTAACACCACCATTTCCACCGATATTAAAAACTGTGGATGTTGGAGCACTACTAAAATTTCCAGAATCTGTTTGAACATCTGTCGTGGTGAAATTTAAATATTGAGTTCCTCCAAGAGCACTATGCCATATGTTCCAATTACCAGTTCCTGTTGTTTTTTGTATTATAAATGCTGGAGTTTTTCCTAAACCGTGATCTATAGACCCTCCACCAGATGCAGTGTATTTGATAATACTAAACCCAGATTTTGTATTAATTGATGCACCATCAATGGTTTCTGTTCCAGCAGTTAATCCAGCAGCAGAAGCAGTTGCATAACCTACATCATCAATATTAAAGGTGTTTTTGTTTCCACCTGCTTTCCAGCACCAGGCAACAATATCTCTACCACTATTGTTAACAGAACGACCATCTCCCACAATGTCGTTTATGGTCATACCATCAATATCAAAAGAGGAAATAGCAGATGCAGTTACATCACCGACAGACTGATCAGAATATAAAACTTTATTACCACCTCTTACAGAATCAACTAATACATGACTGTTAGCTGCTGTTCTAGATTTAAACCATACGAAATCTGGTTTTAGATTTAGATTAATTTTTCGATTAGAAGAAGAATCGCCACTATAAGTCGTCACACCAACATACTGATCAGGACGTGCAATCACAGTAGAAGGACGAACATTAGCAGCATTCAGTGGTTGGAAACCTGCTGGTGGTGGGAACTTGAAGGGTTTTTGTCCGAAGTTGCAGATACTTCCACCAGTGCTAGCATTACCATTTTCTAATACCCAAGGAAAATAAGTTTTAGAACAATCTAAGGCGCTAAAAGCAACCCCTAGACTAACACCATTTTTATAATAAGTTAGAGTCCCACTTGTGCCTCCTGGAGTAAGATCTAAAGCAACGCCAATAATGTCGCCAGGGGAAAAAGCACTTGCGTAACTTTGAGCTTGCGCTCCTGCCGCAAAAGTTGTGCCATCATATGCGTACACCCCAAAAATGTCTGTGTTATGAGAGTCAGCAGCAGCAGTTGGCAAAGCAATTCCATACATGTGACCAATGCCAGCATCTATTAGTTGATTTTCCCAGTACCATTTACCTGAAGAAATTCCAATTGTCCCAAGGGCAGACTTCCATGCTCCACTAGTGTATCTTGATAGAAGGTTCCCATCAAATAACATTGAAGTTGTCGTGGTCAGTGGATTCCAAGTACAATAACCACTCTCTTGTCCACGAACTGTGTTTATATCAGTGTTGAATGGGTTGAAGTTGGTTGCTGCTGCGTTTCCGTTTGCTGTGATACTTCCAGGTGAGACATCAAATGCTGTTGCTGATGTTGGTGACTTACAACACAGAAGGGTTGTGTTGGTTACATCTGTGAGTGCTCTGGTTGGTGGTGTGAAATCTGATGTGTAGAGTGCGGTTCCTTTGATAATACGGAAGTTGGATATAAATCCAGTCATAGTATTATATTCTGATCCACCACTATTTCCGCTTCCTATATGAACGTTTCCACTGATAGTAGCACTATGAGAAATGTCTGCTCCTACTTGTGTTCCATTTAAAAATATCTTTACTACATTACTATTCCTTACGACAGCTAGATGATACCAAGAATTTTTTGATATTGGTCTACTGCGTAGAACATCACTTCCAATGTAATAATTAAAGTTGCCACTTGATTCATACCTAAAGAGAACTTTTGTGTTATTGCCTCCAGCAAATGGACCTAATCCAAAAATAGCATTATTGCCACTAGTTGTAGACAAATTAAAGAAGCATTCTACAGTAAAATCGCCATCTAATGTAAAATCTCCATTATCAGTAATACTTAAATAATCACCACTACCATCAAAAGCAACAGCACCTTCAGTAATCTTGGTTAGTTTAGAACTACCACTCACACCTGATGGAGTGTCTGGGAGAATGTCTGGGTCGGTTGATGCTGGTATGAAGTTACTGGTGTATTTTGCGACACCTTTGTAGATGCGGACATCTTGAATATATCCATTAAATTGATTTAAATTGTTACTGGGATTTCTTGCAAGAATAATCGAACCTGTTGGGTGATTAGTATTATCTGAAGCCGATCCAACTAATACACCATCAAGAAAAACTCTAGATGTTCCTGATTCTCTTGATACTGCTACATGATACCATTTGTTATCCAGTAAAGTTGGTTTATTTGAAGATGGAATGTTAGCAGAACTTGTATAGTATGAAAAAACACCTGCAGGTATATAAAATCCAGCATAATCTGATCCATCATGACCGAAAATTACCTGATCTTGATTGGAAGATCCTCCAGTCCAATCGGTTCCCCATACCCAAAATTCCATTGTAAAATCATTTGTTCCAAATGCAAACTCACTATTACTATCTGAGACTATAGCATATTGAGTAGCAGCACTGGCACCATTTGTTGGTCCATTAAAGTAGTAACTGCCACCGTATAAGTTACTTCGAGTGGTCGAAGCCGTTGCACCTGTGACCGCAACTGTTTTTGTTGTACTTCCACTATTAATCTGGTTACTTACATCAGAAGAAATACCAACCAAAGGTAGTGCTAATACCAAACTACTTGCATTCTCATCAGTTCTTGTACCAACTCTTGCAACCTTACCACCACCATCAGTATTCAGAATTGGTAGTGCTCCTGTTGCTTTCTCAAGAGAATTAGAACCACCAAAGTTTACTGGTGTCCAGTTGTTTCCTCTACCAGATTTGTCCTGACCGATTGGTGAGTTTCCATCAAAGGGGAGGTGGAAAGAATTATCACCAGCACCATCTAAAAGAACATATCCATCAACTTCAACTGCTCTTAATGCCCAACTACCAACACCAGTATCTCTACTCCACTTTAATTCGGTAATGGTATTTGATGGTAATGTAATCCATCCAGCAACACCATCCCCCAACTGTGATGCAATAGATGTTGCTAAGTTAGTTCCATTTTGCTCAAAAGTTCCATATTGAGAAGTATAACCATTTTGATAGATATACAATCTTATTTGATTTTGTGCAGTAATTGTGGATGATGGTGTCCAAGTAAGTAAAGAATCTGGTTGTGCCCCAGTTGCTAATGAACCATCAAATGCTTCACCGACAGTACTATTGAGTGGAGTACCTGTTATATCACTACTCCAAGTCGTTCCATTATTTGGATTATTAAATCCACCAGTATATTTTTTAGGTCTCCAAGTATTTGTGAGTGGGTCAGTATATCCAAAATATCCAGGTCCGAGTGCTTGACCGTCTATGAAATATACTTGTGACATGCTGCCATAGAAATATCCAGGTGCATTGGGTTCACCACCTAACCTATGTTCAGTAACTGAGTTTATCAATCCTTCAAAATTTTCACTGTTGGTTTGATAGGAACCCCAGTCGTCGTTTTCGACACCATTTATAAAAAACTTTAATCTTTCTCCACCATCACCATTCGTAGTATCATAGATAACAACTACATGATACCAACCAGTGTCTCTATATTTGGCATTGGTTTGTGCTATTTTATTATTACTATTTGTATTGTCATAAGTGAAAAGTTCATCAGCAACATCAGCATTATATGATATGTGATGTCTATTAGAACTACTAGTTCGTGTAGAAAAGAGATAATGATATGTATTATCATCAGCAAATTTATATCTCTTCAACCAAGCACTCCAAGTCCATGTTCTACGATTTCCTGCAGAACTTGGAGTTCTCGCGAGATACTGACTCTTAGATCCATCAAACTTCAAACTACCATCAACAACCTGAGCACTGGATTGTCCTACAGTGCCATGAAATCCTGCTCTTAATGCCATTTATCTACCTCCTCACTGATAGTTGAGACCAGCAGATGCCAGTAATTGTGTTCCTGCGGTGCCGACTCTCTTAACCACAAAGGAAATTAAGTCAATGCTTCCACCCCCCTCTGACATTGATGGTGTAGAACCAGAAGGGAATAAGAAGTATGTACTGAATCCTATAGTAGCAATACCTGATGATGGTTGAGTAATTACAACCGAATGAGACTCTCCAAAAACACCACCAGTACAGGTAATTGTTGTAATACCTGCTGATAATGTGAGGTCATGATGTTGTGCTGTACTCAGGTTAAGTATGACTGTTGTGTTCGCTGATGGTGATAATGCTGTGGTACTAATACCAGCTGAAATACCACTCAGTTGTGATCCATCACCATAATAAGTAACAATACCTGATCCTACAGGACCTACAGTTCCACCAGTCCCGATTCTAATACCAGATCTTGCTGTAATCAGACCAACAGAATCTACGTTAGTTACATCCTGATAAGTAAGTGTTCCACCAACAGAAACATCCCCACTGAATGTGGCTGCTGTTCCAGTTACATTTCCTGTGACATCTCCAGTTAAACTACCATTAAATGTAGTGGCACTCAGTGTATTTGTACTAGAATTATAACTCAGTTCAGCATCTGTTGCTGCAGATGTCATTGTACCAGATGTCAAACTGGTAAGTACAACTCTTTGATCTCCAGAACCAGCGGAGAGTGTAGCACCTGCCGTAATACCAGTCAGTTGTGACCCATCACCGTAAAATGCCGTGGCGGCAATTCCTGTACCAACTATAGAGATACCAGTACCTACCTTAAAACCACCTGAGGTTACAATGCCACTAACATTTATACTTCCATTTAGTGGATTTAATAATTGGGCTTTAGTCTGAGCCATTATCGGTACACTTTTTTAGTTATTTATCAAGACTTTTTCTATCTTGATTTATCCCATGCACAGTGGGCACGTTGTCCATCTTGAAGAACATAATGGAAGAAAATCTGATGATAGTAATAAGGATTTCTGTTCTTGAAGAACGAAATTCTATCTCTCTTTCTGACTCCTGGCATGGGATCACGCCAGTGTGGTCTCTCACAACCCTTATAGAGTAAACCATCACCAGGTTTCAGAACCAAGGAACGATTTTCACCAGGAACAAGAACAGTTGTTTTGTTCTCATCAGTGTAAGTATCTGGTGTCTTGATCCAGAAAGGCCAATCAGCGTCTTTACCTTTTAGGTTAGTACTGACATGAATAGAAACTGAAATCTCACATCCATTACGATCAGCATGTCGTTTTAGTTCCTGACCAGGAAAATAAAAACGATCATAATAGTAGGTATTATATAACTTGCGACCGATAATTTTTTCCAGTTTTAGACGAATACCAGTGTGAATCACACGATATTGTGGGTGCCAATAACGTGCAATAGAACCTTCTACCTGTAGTTCTACTTCGTCATGGTTGAAGTGTTCTGGATTCTTATCATAATAGTTCAGTTGTCCCCTCTGTTCAGGAACTGGATGATAAAGTTCTTCAGGATCCCAGAGGTCTTTAATCACCAGGTATCCATTCTTGTCAAAAATATCATTATGAGTCCAAGCACTTCCAGTGTTTTTCCTCTCCTGGTATGCAATATGATGTTCTGTCATTAGTTCTGCCATGTTCTACCTCACTTCCAACGGGGTCCAACAGTCCATCCGACAATGGACTTACGAGTTCCTTTTGTGACTTTCAGAACTCGATGTTGTGTGCGGGAGTCAAACAATATAACACATCCTCTCTGTCGTGGAGCAATGTAAGATTGACCTCCTTCATCAAGAAGTTGCAGGTTACCACCCTCATAGTCATCGGGGTCAGAGAGTTGCATTACAAAAGACAGTTTGCGGACAAGTTCAACGTTTTCATTCACAAAGTCCTGTGCCAATCCATCATTACGATTACCCTCACTTACGGGTTTGTATTGTGTAGAAAGTCCTGCGTCATTGTGCCATCCGTAGAATTGACCCTCTTCATAACGGGTGTATTGCATAGATTCTCCATCAATACACCGCAGATCATACAGGAAGTTCTCACGGTTTGCACGTTCGATATAGTGCCACAGGAAACCACCAACCCAGTGCGTGGTAGGAACCCATGCGTTTTGTGAGTTACGCTTATCTTTATTAAGAGCATCCCCTTGCAGTCTGGAGTCTCTCATTTGTTCATCGAACTTTTCAGATAAGTCACTCTCAATGATGTCTACAACATCTTTGGGTAGTTCGGTAAAATACCAAATTGATTGAAATGCCATGATTAAATTTATTTTCTATAGAGATTAGTTATTGTGTTTATATCTATCTTATCACACAAAAGGTCAAAATTGAAAGATATTATTGTTTTTCTTTTACTTTTGTTTGGTAATCCTCTATGTATGATATGACTTGGAAATATTATAATATCCCCCTCAGATACATTTATTTCATGAAATTTATTGTTAAAGGGGAAAATCAATTCAGTTTTAGAACTTTTGTTTGGAAATTCTAAGTAATAAACTCCAGTGTAATGAGATCCATGAATATGCCACCCATGAGTATCATTATTTAAATATTGTTGATACCAGATATCTTTTAACTTTACTCCACAAAAAAGAGAATTCTTTAAAAATTCATCAAGAACATCTGAAAAATATGGTAGAAAAAATTTTACCCAATCTCTATCAAAACATTCTGATTCACTCCAGTCTAATTTATCAATACTGTCAGTATAATAATTATCTGTTACCTTTAAAGACTCTTTATTATTTTTCTCTATTTCATTTAATATAAAATTTTTTATATTAAAATGTTCTTTTACCTTTTGATGGTAAATGTAATCTTTCAATATAAGTTTTTTCATTAAAAATTCCCAGCAACTGATATTCTTTCTTCGTCATATTTTTGCACAGGAACTTTATGTTTCATATATGAAGGAAATATAATCAACATTCCATTTTCTGGTTGTACCTTTTTATGAAATGGAAATCCATCAGTAAAAATCAATGGAGATGATTTCTTACTTGCTTTCACATAGTAAATGAAAGAATATAAGTTTTTAATCTCATGCTGATGTTCCTCAGCATAATCTCCTTTATTGTATATTAACCCCCACATATCTCTAATGTCTTTTGTAGAGTAATAGACATTATCATGCATCATGTATGAATTATAAGAATTGATAACAAACTGAGACAAGATTTCAAATGATTTAAATCTTGTCTCTTTCCAATCAGTCATATACGCTTTGGCATATGTCTGTCTATTGGTAACATCACCTGTTGATTTTATATCGTATTCTAATTTTTGATTCAAATTTTCATGATTTGGATATATTGTGGTCAAATAATTTATTTTTCTTTTGACAAAAATTTCACTTAACATAAAATAAAAAATTATGTAGATTTTCTAACAATAACTATACCATTTCCTCCTGGTGCACCTCCGTATCCACCCCCACCACCTGATCCAGTGAAGTCAACTCCAGCACCGCCTGTGTTACCAGGGAATTTTCCACCATTACCTCCGCCACCAAGACCCCCAGGGGAGAATGAACCTGGACTAGGTCCTGGTGCTCTTCCACCACCTCCTCCACCAGCAAACAATCCAGTTGGACCTACAGCAGGAGTCCAAAAAGGTTGTACTGGTGCGGGAATTGCTGGTGCAATAAGAGGTGCAGGGAATTGTGAAATTGGACCACCATCGCCACCATAAGCATTGATAACATCTGGAAAAGCAATTCCTGCTTGTTGAGCAGAACCACCGCCACCTCCAAGCGTAGTAGGAGAATCAGTAAATCCACCACGACCAGGAAAACCTTGTGGTGGGGAAAACGGTGGAGTATTTCCTTGACCATATTCTTGACCCCATTCGGGTTGAGGTCCAGGTCCACTTGGTGGTCCAGGTCTACCCATGGTTCCAGCTCCACCACCAGATCCACCTTGTCCTGCTTTTGTTCTTCCACTTCCCCATCCTGGGGGTGAACGATCTCCACTTGCTCCTCCTCCACCACCATAGGCGATGTAAGTCTCTCCAAAAAAGGATGGATCTCCATCTTGAGGGACTGTACTACTATTACCCCCAGTCTTATCTCCCCCATCTCCAACTTGCACTGCTATCGTACCGTCAGGAACAGGAACATTGGGGAAGTATCTAACCCCTCCTGCTCCACCTCCACCACCTTGACCCATACCATCACCACCGCCTCCAGCACCGCCTCCAGCGACGACAAAAATATCAGCATTTCCAAATGGAGTACCAGAAGCTACTGAACCACCTTTAATCGTGCGACTACCTTGTGTGTATGATCCTGATGGAGTAAAGCTATCAGCAGGTGCTGGTGTAGTATACACATAATAGGTGTACCCCATGGAGGTAATTTGTGTAGCAGAAGTTGACGCAGCGGATTCTAAGACATTATTGGTAATAATGTTGGGTCTCGCTGGTCTATTGAAGGCTTTGTTTATCCCCATGAGTCATTACTCCCCAAAAAAATCAGCAGGTACTGGAAGAGGATCGGTCTTAGGATCTGAAGTATTTGCTGGCCAATCTCTTAACGCTTGTCTAAAATTTGCCCACCTTTGTTTGTCTTCTGCAGACATTGGGTTGTCTGGCATTTGAGTATAATCAGTATCCGCTAAAGCTTGATTTCTCTCTTGTTTTCTTCTAGCCATCCACTGATGATTATCAAATAAAGTCACAACATATTCAAGATTTTCACTATCCCAACCAATCATTCCATCTAGATCATCAACATCTGGTCTTGTATATGGACCAGTAAATCCAGCATCTGCAATCTCTGCATCGGTGAAAGTAGATGGATCAGTACGAGTCGTACCATCACTTAAACGAAGTTTTTCTGGAAGTGGATGTGGATCTGCTCCTTTATAGGAGTAAAGATTAGTAATCTCTGCCATTTAATTTGTCTCCTATCACTGAATTTCTTCATAAGAACACACAACATCCAAGTCACCACCTGCAGATGCTGTACACACAATTGACTTATCTTCTTCAAGATAGATTGAAGAAGCTTTGTCAACGATAACAAGAGTTGTATCTGCACCAACTGCGATGGTGTGTGCTAACTTGTATGCCGTTCCTCCACCAGCAGCGGCATCATTAATAGAAACCGTAATATCTGCACTACTAGTTCCATCATCATTCGCAACGATGATAGAATTTACTTTAAGTACCTTTCCACTGCTTGCTGCATTACTTAAAAGAACAGTAGCACTTGTGTCTGCGAGACTTAGGTATGTTGTTTTACCCGTGACGGTTGTTATACCTACAATATTTGGAGCAGCCATAGTTTTATTTTAAAAATTTCATTCTTTTGTTTTATTTATATCAAGCTTTATATTCCCCATCATAACCAAAAATTTTCTTAAGTGCAAATACCTTGGAATCGGTAGCAATATTCAATTGAGTCAAACCACTACCATCACCAACAAAACTTGTTGCAGTTACAACACCAGTTACATTTACATCTCCAGTAACATCCAATGTTTGCCCAGATGGAATTGTTGCACCACGGGTGAGTTCTGGTGCTCCATCATCCTGGAAATTTACAACCCTATTGACTTTTATTTTTGCCATTGTTAATTACCCAATAATTGTGTATGCTATTGTTTTTGATGTAGTAGCAATATTTAAGTCAGTCAAACTACTACCATCACCAACAAAATTTGATGCAGTCACGACACCACTTATATTCACACCACCCACAACCGTAAAAGTTTGTCCAGATGGTACGGAGGCTCCATAAGAAACATTAACAGGTCCAACAGGATCATATGCTTCAATACTATTAACTTGAATTTTGGAATCTACTGACATTTTATTATCCTATTATTGTGTATGCAATTACTTTAGCATTTGAGATTTCATTTTCAACACCAAAAGTGGTAATTCCTGCTCCAACACCGCTAAAGGATGATGCAGTCACAACTCCAACAGAATTAATTACAATATCACCATCAATTTGTTGTCCTGAGGGAACTGTAACTCCCTTAGAAAACTCAACTGGACCATCATCAGCTAAATTAACAATTTTGTTAACTCTTAAAGAAGACATTTGCTAAACTCCTTATACAATGGTAAAGGTGTTACCAACACCAACATTAACAGTTGCATTTAGTGCAACTGGTCCAAACATTGCATAATTGTGATCTGCATTTGTAAGGAACTGCTCACTATCTATGGAATTTGGATTTGAGAAGATGAAACCAGTATTGATACCAGTTGTTGACAATCCAGTTCCACCTCCACCACCAGCGCTGATGTTTGCTGTGGATCCAGAAACTTCAATCGTAGTTCCAGTTCCGATGAAGTTCAGTGTGGTGATACCAGAACCAATTACTGTTCCACCAGAGTTAATACCAACTCCCTGTTGAGGAAGTCCAGATAAATTTGACCCATCACCGTAAAATGCCGTGGCAGCAATTCCTGAGCCAACTATGGAAATGCCAGTACCTACCTTTAAACCACTTGAGGTCACAATACCAGTGACTTCAACACCACTAGGATTGACGTTCAGAATAGATGAACCAACGGAGACAAATGTTTGTTGTCCACTTGTTGGTGAGAATAAACCAGTAGAACTATCACCACTAAAGGCTAAAGGTGGAGCTAAAGCAGTTCCTTGACTTAGACTTCCCAATGATGCGGTAATGATACCAATATTAAATGGAGCGGCATCAACCCACTGAGAAGAAGTTCCATCATCATAATAGATGAATAATCTACCCTCAATGGTGTGATACCAAAGATTACCAGCAATTGGACTATCAGGAAAAGCATCTCCAACTGTTGTACCAATACCAATACTGGCAGATCCCCCTCCACCACCACCAACGATCGTGAGTGTTGCGATACCACTATGTGGTGCTGAGAGAGTTGATACACCAGCTCCGACGAATTTAAGGAAGGTGACACCATATCCAACAGAACTAGCTGTCGAAAAACCAAGTGATCCGCCAGCTGTTGCAGTGACACCACTTAAATTAGAACCATCACCATAATATGTGACGACACCTGAGGTTGCAGTAACAATACCAGAAGAAATCTGTACTGTTCCAAGTGTAGAAACACCAGATACATTTACATCATCAAGTTCTGTGTGTCCATCAACATCAATAGAAGCATTAATATCTAAATTGGAAGCAAATGTTGATACTCCAGATACATTAAGATCATCTAACTCCGTATGTCCATCGACATCTAAAGATCCATTAGCATCAATGGCACTAACAAATGTGGATACTCCAGATACATTAAGATCATCTAACTCCGTATGTCCATCGACATCTAAGTTGCCATTGGCATCGATGTTATTGGAAAAGGTTGCAATCCCAACTATTGTTGAGTTCCCAGTTACCTTGGCATCACCACCCACTTCAAGGGTGGCAGTAGGTAAGGTGGAACCAATACCAACTTTATCTAGGTCAGAGGACGCAAAGATCAGATCTGTTGCGACCTCTATTCCATTTTTGACTACAAAATTCTTGTTTACAGCCATATTCGGTAGAGGTTCACTATCCCCTCAGTTTTTTTATTATTTAGGTGATAATATACTTGCCAAATTCTGTGAAGTTACTTTCTCTGGCTTTAGTATCATCCCGAGTTGCCTCTGCAAACATATTGATTCTGTTCTTTGCTTCACCTAATCCAGGATTAAGATCAAGATTATAGATATCAGCCTTAAGCTCAAAGATTCTTGGTTGACTATAAGTCTTAGTGCTAAAATCAGGGAAAATTAATTTATCACCATCTCTAGATATATTATTCTGACGTGCTAGCTCCGTAGAATCGAAATCAATGTCTTTGTATTCAAAAGAATACCAATCATGATAATGATCAGAATACAAGATTCGATAAGCACCATCACCTTCACAAATAAATCCTAATCTAAAGTGAATCCTAAATGGAACGAATGCTTCATTTTTATTTGTAGTGTATTTGTCAGGTTCACGATCTACTACGGACTGATGTTGAGTATACCATTTTCTTACAGTTCCTTTGTTAGGATCACGATTTCCTCGATTGGAAGTCAAGTAAATGGTTTCACCATTAGAATATTCTGAACCTCCTCTCGGACCAAAACCTCTAAATCTCAGTCTATAAGCAACATATGAGAGATCAGTGGCACTACCGCTATCTCCACTTGGGGTAAAGTAAATACCATCTGGAGATCGACTTCCAGAACGGTACTTATCAAAAGCTTGAGCATAATTGTATGGTGGAGAAGAGACAAGTCCTGTTGGACCTTTAATCGTTGGATGTATACATGCTCCAGGAACATCAGCAGGAGGAGTTGGATCTGGTAGTGATGAACCAGTGTCGGGATTATAAGTCCTCATGAAGTCAGGTAAAAATGCTGCCCTAGGTGAGGCACCTACAAGATCAGTTGCAAATGGAGCTCCATTGAAACTACTTGTATTGGGGAGGATAACTACAGCAGGTACATAATCATCAACCAAATTTGTTGCTTTGTATATGTTCTCGGCTGCAGGACTTACAGTAGCATCCCAATCAAGCGTTTCATAATTTTGAACTCCATTGGATTTAGCAGCACCCAATAGTAAGTTCTTCAAAGTAGCTGGACTTGGATATGAACCACTTGTCAGATATTGATATTCAAGAATACATGCAGCTACACCAACAACAGTAGGAGTTGCTGCACTTGTTCCACTGAAAATACCATACTTATTACCATCAGCATATGTACTCACAGGATATGAAGACCAAGTTCCTCTACCAAGACCAAAAATGTCAACTACAGGTCCTCTCGATGAATATCCATCAGTAGCAGGAGTTTCTTCTGATCTTTGGCGTGCTCCAACATCAATTGCATTTGGAGCTCCCGCAGGACCAAAAGATCGATGAATAAAGAAATCTTGTGGTCCATTAGTGTATTGAACTGGGTTGTAATATGATAAAAGAAAATGTTGATCATAAGTGCTCGTGGTTGTTATCTTATTGTCATAATCACTGGAATCGTATTTTGAAAATACACCACAATCATTTCCAGTAGCACAAATCCAATGAATCCCATCGGATATCATACCTTCTATCGCATTTCTCAATGCAAAATAACTACCACTACTATCAAATGTTATAGCCCACTCATATGGGTCATTGGGAGTGGTTGAATATTTTGCAGGAATCAATTTTGGAAGCATATTTTTTTCTACAAAATCACTCAATTTCCATCCATTTAACTCTGGATTCCTATCACTACCAGGACGATTTGTTGTTGTTCCTCTAACAGTAAATGAAGCAATATCCTTTATCTTTATAGCGGTAGCATTACTTTGGAGGTACTGCCATTCTCCGACTACAATTGTTGGATTCTTTTTTCCAGTAACAGAGTTAGTGGGTTTGCTACTGTGCCAAGATTTAATAGTATCAATAGCATCAAACATACTATCCCTACTTGTCATACTAAATTGTCTAAGACTGGCTTTCTTAGCTAAACCACCAAATTGACCACCAGCACAACTCAAGACACCAGCACCATGATTCGTAAGCATTTGTGAACTCTGATCAATATTATCAGTGCTTTCTATATTAGAGTTGTAATTCTTCCAGTTCATAGGGACACACCTTGTGGTGCTTGTCCCTGGCATAAAATAATCTGGATGATTCTTGTGATGATTAAGTGGTGCCCAGTCAGACGCTCGCGCAGCCCCAACTTCAATTGTTACAATATCAACGTGTTCTCCAGTCAAATATGATCTGTAATTGCAATCTGGCATACTTGGTTGGAAGAAATCACCCTTCAGACCAACAGTTCTAACTCCATTTGGATTTGATGAAGAAACACCATTCGTAAAATACTTATGAATGGCATTGATATAGTTAGAACCAGGTTCTGAGGAATTTGGTGCCTGTACAGTGATTGTTTTTTCTTCATCAAAAGTAAATAATGATGCTGGATATGGTGTTCTTTCCTCCTCAATTTCCATAACATATGGATGATTCAGCAACTCCTCCCTTTCAGTCTCAGATAAACTGACCTTCAATACACTAGGGATATTCTTATAGACACTTAAAATATTATAACTATCTCCAATTTCTGCTAGGAATTCGTCTCTAACATCATCTCCAATCAAACAAAGAGTATAGGTTTTAGCTTCCATCAGAGCACCACTTAGATATTGATATTTATTTTAATTAACCACATGGCTTGGTCTGGTTGTCTCCATCACCAACTTTGTATCCTGGATTTCTTGAATCACTCCAGTCAATCTTCACATAGTTTGGAGGATTTGGAGCAGGGGGATTGGGTATTGGTGCATTAGGATCAAACAAACTAATTCTAAAATATGCGTCTCCAGTATTGACACCAGATGTTGTCCTTAATACATTGACTTTACCAGTATCAGCCCATCCTGAACCTCCTCCACCACCAACACCATTTCCTTCACCACCACTACCACCTGCGGCACCAGCACCGCCACCACCGCCTCCACCATCAATTCCAAATCCACCATTAATTCTACCAGCTTGTCCTGTTCTAAATCCACGATTCAATAAAGCGCTTGTTGGATATTCAGTTCCAGTTCCTGCGTCTATAAAATGACCTGAAGTTGTATAGTCCGCACATTGAGATAATCCCTGATCCTTAAAAACACTAACTGGAGGATTTGGACAAGAACCTAATGTACCACCTCTCTGTTGTGCTTCATTCGGAAAAATATCGTCAAAACTTGTACCTGGAGTATGAAGACCACCACCATTGCCACCTCTTCTACCAAATCCATTTTCACCAGGTTGATTTAATCCACCACCATCACCACCTGCAGCAGACTCACCTGCACCACCGCCACCTCCAAGAACAGCTATGAGTTGATTCTTTTCGTAGAAAGTTGCCATTCCACCACCAAATCCTCCACGAATTGGAGATCCTATTACACCACCACCAGGTGGTTGAAGTTCACCTTCATTTGAACCAAGTTTGAGGACATACTCTACATTTTTCTTCAGAGTCATTCTAAAACACCCCCAACCACCTTGTCCTCCTTGAATTCCTCTGAAAGAAGCACCACCAGCTCCAGCCATTTCAATCAGAACATCAACATCAGCTTCTGGTGCATAAAGAAAATGAACAGTAGAAGGAGTTCTTGACCCTGGAGATTTAGCTAGAGCGAATCTTGCAGTTCCTATAACATTCAAGGGACCATCATTGAGATTTTGTTGAATAGTACTAAAGGGTTCAATTGCGTTAAAACTATCCCAAGTTTCAAGATTGACAAATTCTTTTATAGACTCACTAGTGAAAGTAACTTCGTTTGAATTTTGTGGTGAATCATCTGCTGTTGGGTGTGTGACAACACAATCAATTGTGTATGTTCCCTCTGGTTGTTTGATTTGTAATTGGTTTGTTTTTGAACCTGTAACGACTGAACTATCAGATAGATTTACTCCGTTTAATCTCCACTGATATGTAATTTGAGAGTTCAAAGATGGGTCTGTAGTAGTCGCCTCAATATTGAAGGTAGAAAATGAGTCTTCTATTCCAATAGTATCAATTGGTTGTAAAGTAATTGACAGAACTGGAGTAACATTGATTGTTATATTATTTGATAATAGAGGTGCGTTTGGAGCATTTCCTGTTGATCTTGCAGTTCCAGCAGTTACTGGAGATGTTGATTGATATGCAGATGCACCATATGAAGCGTATAATACTACTGACTTCCCATTATCAACTGGATTGGTGAGATTTGAAAGGGTAAGTTCAGAAGTTCCAGCACCACTAATATTGTTCCCATCCACAGCAAGAGCACCATCAATATACCATTGATATTCAATACTTCCTGTATTTGTTACTCTCTCTCCAGGAATTGTTGGATTATGTTTAAAATCAGCGGTAGCGACACCAACTAAGGTAACACTACCACCGTTAGAAACTTCTCCACTTACTGATGGTTGTGTGGTATACCTCAGGAAAGGTCCATTGAGGTCAAGGGTTGTATTCGTTGCGTTATAGAATCCTAGTCCTATCATGCGAAGTTTTGTCCTCCAACAACACCATACAGGGATGAACCACCATCAAATGTCTTGAACGAATAGATATCGGTCTTAGACGCGGTCGTGGTTGGGATAGGTACTACCCCACCTGGCCAATAAACAGGAATAGTAGTTCCACCACTATCTCTAAAAGTATCTATACCAACACCATAACCAGTGGTATCTTGTGTAATTTTGATAGAGAAAGCTGTTGAACCAGTTGGTGGACTCAATAAAGTAAATCTAGTCACAGCTTCGTCAACTGTCAGTTCAAATGTTTGTGCTAGTGACAAGTCAACAACAACAACTCCACTTGAAATATCAAGTGTTTGAACATTTTCAGAGTATGTCTTGAATTTGACAGATCCTTCAAAGTCAGCGTCTGCTCTTGGTGAACCTGTTCCGAAACCAACTTGTCCACCAGATGTAGACAGAGCAGTACCAACAACGATATTAGTTGCAGTAATGATTCCAGTTAGAATTTCACCAGATGAACTGTTTATTCTGTGATTTGCGGCCGTAACGATACCAGTTGCATCAACATTTACAACATCAAGATGACCCTCAATAACAGCTCTATTTCTAACTCTAAGATCGGTTGTTCCAGTTCCAGGAGCTCCAGCGTCGAGAGGGAAGGACGCTACAGTTGTACCCACACCAACATTAAGGGTGTTTAGAGCGTAAATACCAGTTCCAAGACCAGATGCAACACCAGTCCATAGACTATCATTCTGAAGATCTGTGAGACCAGATCCATCACCCACAAATGATAATGCGGTCAATACACCAACTGTAATATTTCCACCAATGTAAGTATCACCTTCAACATTCAGTTGGTAACCATTAGCTGTGGTTCCAATACCAACACCACCTGTTCCATCGATAGCGAAAATAGATGTTCCAGAACCAATTTGGAATGTATTTTCGCCAGGTGAAGTAGTAGCGATTCCAACTTTGTCAAAAGTCATCTGACTGGAATTTTCATCAATACTGATTGAACCGAATGGATACCATCCATTTTCAGTGGAATATGTCCATCCAATCGTTCCACCCTTGGTTGGATTGGCGTTATAAACAACATCACCAGGGTTACCAGCTAATGTAGGTTGTGTGAGACCTACAGTATATTTTCTCGATACGACAGTATCTCCCTGAAGGAACAGAGAGCTAGACTCAATACCATCATCGGAGGTAGAAGTAATCTTCTCAGTAAAGACAACTGGTCCATTAAACTCTGACAGAATATTGTTCTGTGTTCCACCTTCAACCTTCAGACTTCTAGAAACGGTGGCTTCCAATGGATTGATAACATCAACACCAGTCTCTGTACCAAGAATGAACACATCCTCACCAGTGACTGTTGGTACAGGTGTATCAAACACCTCTTCTTTACCAGTGTTAGATGAGATTCTCTTATTACCAATGTAGAAGTCTCCACGGTCATTCATACCAGTGTAGACATTTACACCACCGTTAGATCTAAATGATTGAGACAACAACTGTTCAGTAAGACCAGGTTGTGCTGCTTGTTTTTGTGGAAGTGAAGTTGAATAATTACCTGGTCCATATCCAAGATATTCAAATGTGTGTCCAGAAGCTCTGATAATTGAAGTTCTTCTGAATTCAAATGGTAATATATTAACTTTTTTAATCAAAGAACCGCTGATATGGGTGTCGCTTCTAGTTCCAGCAACACCTCTGAATACTTTAACAGGGTTAGAACCAACTGTCGTTTTGATTCTCATTATTTCATTATCAACTCTGAGGTAGTCTCCAATATTGAGATTAAATTCTTCTACATTCTCAATACTGACCTCATCTGTATTGGATGTAGTGACAGCAGATGACAGAACCGTACTAATACCAGCATAATAATTGTTAGTTCTTCCACCAAAGTTCTCATCATAAAGAGTAAATGTTCCAGCTTGTGGAGACTGACCAACATAGTAACCACGAAGTGATCCAGAAATTGTTGGAGTATTTGTCGAAATACCAATGTTAATTTTAAATTCATTGAGACTTACAACTTCAGTTATAGCAAACACTCTGTTATAGAAGTTCTCTGTCGCTCCACCAATTGCGATAGCATTTTCAGCTACTAATCCATGTGTATCTGAGGTAACAACTGTGCCAATTCCAACTTCTCTGTTGTACTGTAAAGATGAGATGTTGAGTCTAGGTCCATTACCGATCAAATAAGCTTCAGATACTACATTGGGTCCAATACCAGTAGTTGAGAATCCAGTAACAGGAAGTCTCGATTCGACAGTAACTTCTTTGGTTGTACTGATACCAGTGATTCTATAGAGTTGATTGTAACTGTTAAGACTTTCAGAAGAAACACCAGATATACTAATAGTATCACCGATATTATTGTTGACATATTGTACAGTAACTGTACCAGCAGAGAAACCAGTTGTTGTAGCTGTTCCTGTAACTGTCAGAACATCACCGACTGTGTAGTTACAACCACCATCCATAATCTTGACATCAGTCAATTCTCCAGAGGCATTTACTGTAATTCTAGCTGTAGCACCATTACCTTCACCTGTAGTTAAAGCAAGACGGGCATTATAGAGATTTTCTGGAGATCCAGTTCCGTTACCATATCCAGTACCAGGTGAGGTAACTATTACATCTGCAATAGAGTTGTATCTATGTTCACGATCCAAGAAGATAGTATGTGTCGAACCAGCACCAGCTGTCGAATCATACATCGTCTTAATGTCAGTGATACCAATACCAATTTGGAAACTTCTATTGACTCTCTCAAGTGATTTTTTAGTGATACTACTCTTGGGATCATCAATTACAACCTTACCTAGTTTATCAGGAAGTGCATAAGACTTAGCAACAGGTGCTTCGGATACAGGATTATCTCTATCAAGTTGAGGATAAAGATTTAAGATTGGTTGTGAGAATGAAAAATCATCAGAACTATTAAATGGTGCAACAGATGGTTTGTTAGAAGAATCAATGACGGTCAAATAATAGATACCATCCTGTTCTCCAGATTTATACTCTTTAATCTGTTCAACATCATAAATGTAGAAAGTCTTATCAGCTCTTACACGTTGGAATGTTGGGAGAGATGTTGTTCTTGTAGATGTATTATTAGTAAATGTTCCAGGATCAGTAGTAATATCAGTAGTATAGAACGTGTTGGCACTTGAGATGCCAGCAACTGTGAATGTACCGTTAAAATCAGAGTTAGCGATACCTGTTGGATTATTTGTACTTGTTACATTACTGATTTTGACCTTAGAACCAACGGTCAAATTGTGTGGAAGTTCAGATGTGTAATTAGTGTTTGAACCGTCATAATTAGCTGTGCGGATGAAACTAAAGTTTCTCATCTCACCAACATTTGACATGGTAACAGTGCCAGGATTGAACTGAAGACCTACCTCAGTATTATTAGCACCAGTTACATCACTAGAATTTTGTAAGATATAACCATCTCTAGGTGGTCTAGCAGATTGAATACCTACATCAGATGGAATGACGTATCTGTATCTGTAGATTCTATCCCTCAGAGCTCTATTATCTGGTTGTCTGTTGATGAAAGATCTAGAAGTAGCTTCACCAAGAACACCAGTTCCAAGTGATACAATCTTACTATAAATTCCATTGTCTGTGGAAGAACCAGAAACATTAACATACCACTTACTTTGACTGGTATCATATTGAATTGGGTGTCCGATATCACCAGCTACCTTATCACTAACTCTACTTTCTACTGAAATAGTTCCACCGAGACTGTTGATATCAATAGCTGTACCATTTGAAGCATCATTGGGACTTACAGCGATCTTAATCTGATCATCATTGAGAGTTCCACCAACAATCGCATAATAAACTCTATTTTCATCCAATCCATCAGGAAGTCTAGCATTGTCACTGAGGATTCTAATTGTCTCACCGTTGAGGAACCTATGGTTCTCATTAAATGTTAAAGTATTAGAACTGATACTATTTGCTACACCCACTCTACCAACTTTAAATCGTTTGGTAGAGCTATATTTTGTAGTGGAACCAGAAGTTCCGTCTGGCATTACGATGCGAGAGGAATAGGTCGCAGGTATTCCATTTTCAGTAATAAGAAGACTCAATTCATCTTCTGAAGCAGAACCAATTCTATATCCTTGAATTACAGATTTTGGTGGTGCAGATTCATTTGTCTCATTATGCAAATAAAGTCTAGACGTAGTAGCTGCACTAACAGTAGTAGATACATCAATAGCACCATATTCAAGGTTGACAGTGTTCGTATCTAAGAGTTTTGGTGGAATGATATTCGTGACATATCCAACATCATCTCTAGAGAAAGCAACATCTCTATATCCCTTTGATACTAAAGCTATTTGACCAAAGTTAGAGTTGGAATTAGTAACCGAGAAGTCACCACCACTTTCAGTTACAAAGTGTTGTGCATATCCAATAGCAAAGATAGACACCAACTGAATAATTGAGTTATTTGATGCCTTGATATGGAAGTTATAGTATTCTGGTCTATATTTGGCGTCTGGATCACTATGAATATTATCTACAGTAGATGCAAATCTAAAATCACCTGTTGACTGGTCAAACTTACAGAATGCATTGTCGTCCTTCTGGAGAGATACACCAGTAAACTGAGCGACAACCATGGACTTAAATCCACTTGCCTTAGAACCATCGGCATGCATACCACACAAACCATAAACAGATCTCAATGAGATATTGAAGACATATGGTGATGCAGATGTAACCGTGTCAGTATCAAGTGCAACTGTTCCGCCTGTGGCTGTTGGTGAAGCGTCAACTGGAATGACTGAATTCAGATATTTAAATGATGTTACACCTTCTGATGTTCTAGTTAAAACTTCATTGACAACAAAAGAACCATTATAATCGGAATCAGTGATACCATTGACCTGGAAAGCTGTATCAACCTCAAGACCAAATAATGGTTCCGTAAGAGTAACAGTGATGATCTCAGTAGCACCAAGAGTTGTGCCATCACCAGCTTCGATGGTCGAAATCTCTACACCACCACCAGTTGGTCCGACGATACGGAATTCATCAATCTTAGGTTGAATGTCGATTCCCGAATCGGGGTAATCTGGTTGAATCTCTCTACCAGACGATGTTCCGTAAGCAAGACCAACTTTCTCATAATACATGTCAAGATCAGTTCTTTCTGTCTTGAAATTTGGAATAAAAGTATCGTTTATTTCTACATTATTAGTTCCATCAGCATATTCAAAACAAGTCAGTTTATGGTGTGAAAAGTTAGCTACTGATGATCCAGTGGTATAGTTCTTATAAACATTTCCATTAGGATTTCCGTCAAAAATCGTGAATTGGAAAAAGTAAGTTCCACCCGTAATTCTAAAAATTGCGGACCTTTCAATATTATCGTTTTCTGGATCTGGAACGTATAGGGGTCGAATTGTTGTTTTTCTTAAATCTTGACCAACAATCGAAACACCACGGGGAACAATAACACCACCATAAATTGAGTTTAACTTATAAAGATCGTTTACAGATGATGTTAAATCAAAGTTTGAACTGCTACTAAAAGCAGTATAATTTGAAGATGTGGTTCCATCTCTCAATCTGAAATTACCAGTACCATCAGGAATCCAACCTGGTCGGTTGTCAATAACGTGTTCGCCTGGTGACAGAAGAATCGTTGTTTTGCCAAATCTATCATTATCTAATCCAGTCTGATATGAAAATCTAGCTGCTTCGATCAGTGCCCTTTGAATAGTAATAAAAGGGCGACCCATCGAGTTACCCTGATTCGTTACACTATCAGTGGCATCTAAGTCGTTGGGATTTACATATATGATGTTTCCACGAACGTTCTTGAGGAAGTTATCAAGTCTCGATAATGGCATCTTCTTCGCACACTATATCTATTATGACTTATTTATCAATGCATAGGAATGGGGGGACTTGAACCCCCACGACCTTAAGGTCAACAGATTTTAAGTCTGGTGTGTCTACCGATTCCACCACATTCCCAAGGAATCACTCCTCCCAAGTAGGAGGGTGAAAGGCACAATATTCGTTAAAGGTGATTTTCATCTCCTTGTTGGTCAGACCCGCATTCTTCGCTGCTTTGGGCAAATTCCATTTCGCCGCGAATAACATTTCCATAGATCGACGAGTTTCTGGTCTCATACTCATAACACTCCAGGATTTCGTTGTAAAAAAAGGGTGAATAGGTAATCATAAAAAAGTAATAGGGGTAAAAAATACCCCAGATTTTTTTCCCGACCTTTTTGCAAATGAAAGTCGAAATAATATACGGGGGTCAACCTGCGACCACTGGTTCGGAGTAGTATACCATGTCTTCATCACATACACAACGAATGACCTCTAGGACATCCATGAACTGTTCGGTGGTCTCTGTTGGTACAGTTTTAGTGTCACCCTCACTAGAGTACATGTAAAAGGTACGAGAACAGGTATCGACGACGACACGAGTTAGATACTCGTCGTCTTCGTTGTCGATAGTATAGTCAGAGGGGTCGTACTGAGAACTCATGGGTGGTCTTTCTTGGACTCTCTTATAATAGGGTATCAGAGATGTCTAGTCAAGAGGGGATGTGACACTTGTTCAACCGTTCATAAGGTCCTGAAAGTCAGATCCTTCAATTAAATTTCTAAATGTGTCAATACCAGCTTTTCTTTCTTGAGCTTGACCAATTTGAATTCGATATGCCCATGTTCTCAAGTTAAATTCATCATTAATCTTCTCTTTAATTGAATTTGATAAGGTTATTTTTTGTTGAAGGGTACTGTCACTCGCTAAATCACTTTCAGCTGTGTCTCTAGCTGAAATTGCTGAGTTTAATTCTGTATCATTACAAGCGGGTAGTGTTGAATATACTGTGATGATAGATGGTATTGTATCTACTTGTTGTTGTGTCAATACAAGTGTATCACCTTCAATTGCATCAACACCACTAGAAACAGGTTTCTCGGTAAATCCAACTCTATAATAAATTTTATCAGCACCAAGAGGTGGTTCTGATATTACTGCATCGATATCATCACTATTAGGATCTGAAAAACCATCCATAAATTTATTCCATGTTCTCGTCCCACTAGAAATACCACTGTTATCATATTGAATTTTGACACCAGTTCCAGCCTGACTATAACTCATTAATGTTATTGACTGATCTACATATGGATTATCTGTTATCCCAACAGCATAACTATCATCAATTGTATTTGGATCCTGAGTAAATACCATATTTACATATGATCCATCATCTAGAGGAGCATCAATTTTAGCGACAGGAAGTGAATCGACAGTGATATAAGGAACAGTAACTGGAGTAGAAGTAGTAATACCAGAAAATGGATATGTACTTAGGTCAACGGCAGTAGTTCCGACTGCAGTCACTGTGACATACTGAGTAGCAAAGTACCCTGTCTTAGAAGGAGTCATAAGTTGACCAACCTTAATCGGAGTTTCATTACTTGGAGATAGAATCGTAATTCGATTCGTAGTTGCCGCAACTCCAACACCAACAGTTCCAATTCCCGATGCACGGAATGTATCTATTAAATCTCTGGCATATGGTTCATTATAAAGTTTGAGACCATGTAAATTGTCTGGTTCATAATAAGTGTCAAGACTACTACCAATACCAATCAGTTTATCACCTTCTACTTCCACCTCATATGAATAAAAACTACCATCATTTTCAAGTCTTACAACTCTATTGGTTGAAAATCCAACAGTGGCACCAAATCCAACAGAATAAGTTGATACACCAGAAGCTGATTTTTCGTAGACAGTATTGAGTTTAGTACAAGTAAAAGTATATTGATTTTGAGTAGAAGGACCAGGACCAACCGTAACACTAGTAAGACCAGTCAATCTCCAGAACAAATCACTTCGACATTCCTGAACATCTATTCTTTCGTCATATGCATCTCTTGTTGCATAAAGAGTGTCATTGACTGAAGTTATTTGATTATGAAGAGATCTATCTACATTTGTAGCGGCTTTTACATATGGAGTTTTAGCTTGATCTAAAACTGATATCTTGGCCTTAGATTCATCTACAACGTTTTTTGTCTCACTGTCAATGTTGTTAAAAACATCAACCATATCAGAAGTATTGGACATCTTGTCAAACTTTTTGATTATTTATTCCATCCACTGACATCATAAACATCATTATTTCCTGGATAACTCTCTGGTGTCTCACCCTCATACTCTGGGATGAGTTTCTCCACATCCTTTCTCTCAGCAAACACTGTGTAAGAACACCAGACGGGTCCACAGTCAGCGTTAAGTACCTTGATGGTCCTACACCACTCTACCTCCTCATAGTAAAGTTTCTGAGCACATCCAATAGGTGTCAATTGTACCGTGATAGATTCGGGGTCCACAAGACCCTTCCAATAGTCAGGAAGTTTAATTATATTACTATCCTTCAACTTACCTCTAATATAAACATCATTTTGTGGCGCCTCCACACAACTATGTCTCAGTCTATGTCCCTCTTTGATGGGATGTTTAATATCAAAGTTTTTGGCTAAAGCAGCTTCAGCCTTTTTGTCAGTCTTGATGAGACTAGTAAGACCTGGTACTTCATAATCAACATAACTTGCGAAAGTAAAACCACTCAGAGGAGCCGCATTAAATGCAGCTGATAGATTTGCATCAACACCAAGTTCACACTTTGCTCCTGCAAAAACTTTAGCCCCAACGTCACTCTTAAGAGCTGCAATTTCATCAACAATAGCAGAAAGTTCAGTTTTAACAATCGTAACTAAATTGATAGTTGAAGCTTCAACTGTAAAGAATGATGTTCCACAGAACACGGTTACACCAACAGGTCCTGATGGGTCACCGATGACAACATCCTGAGGTGTCTCAGTTCCAGGAATAAGATTTCTGATTCTAAAGAGACCAGGGATGGCAGCTGCAGCATCAAGATTGGTACATCTACCAATCATCATGGTGGCTTCAGGAAGTGGGAATTTAGTGTCATCACCAACAATCATTGGTGCTTCAATATAAGCAGCACCTCTAAGATTTGCTGGTGGTCTACCAATACCCGTCAGGGCTAAAGTAGGATCACCAACGATTAATTGTTTTCCTACAAATAAATCTCCTACTTTACTCATGATTCTACGTCTTTTCTTTCTGCAAATACATGATAATAACAATCAATCGGGATGACTGACTTTGATTGAATGGTAATCTTATTTCCTTGAATACCTCTTACAACAAGTTCTTGATGACTGCCGATAGGAGTCAATGATATTGTAATTGTATTCGCATCTACAAATTTTGTCCACTCTGATGGCAATTCAATATGTTTTTGATTCTGAAGTCTTCCTCCATAGAAGACGATATTTTCTAATCCGTTTTTAAAAGTTTTCATTATGGAGTAATTCCGAATATACTAGTTAGGCTACCTAATAATGAGTTGTTGAACTCATTATTTTGTCCTGTTAACGCACCCAAACCAGATAAAGCTGTAGATGCTAACGATCCACCAGCTGACTTTGGAAGACCTGTTTTACTGCCAGCACGGTCCAGAGGGTTCCCTGGTGTTACAGTTGAAGAACTACCATCAGCACAATCAAGGACGTTTCCATAAAGATTTAAAATTGTTTTTCCAATTATATCAACTTGTTTATCAGAAGCAATCTTTACAGAAGGATTACCATTGATATCTACACCACCACCTTTGCCCTTTATTTGAACAGTATTATTACCTTCTACAGTGACATGACCAGATTCATCATTATCACCAGTAGCCTTAATTAAAATATTTCTAGCATCAAGGATGAGGTTTCCACTTGGTGCGGAAATATGAATGTTACCATTCTCAGCTTTAATAAAGACACCAGTATCTGAACCTTGTACTTTCGTTCCAGCTTTTACTTGAAAAGAACCTGGTGACTTAAAGATTGTTCCGCCCCTTCTATGACTATCTCCTGTCGCACCAAAAGACATGTAGTGGTCAAAAAAATAACCACTTCTTAAATGGACAGCATCAATTTCATTATCAGCTGTAATATGTCCAAACTTAATCTCAGCATCAGATGTTTGCTTTCGATAAGTGTACGGATTCTTTTTAACTGACATTAGTATGCTCCCACAACATCGTTAACTTGAATGACTTTATCACTGATACCTGGTTCATTTAAACGTTCTCCATTAACTTTATCTATGCCAAGTTGAGGAGATAATATGGCACCAATACCGCCTTTCGATTTGATATAAGCAGTTGGTTTGACTTTAAATCCTTCCCCCCTCTTTGTCACTCTAATGGATGTGATAGCTCCCTGTTCATTGACAGTAATTGAGGCTTCTGCTCCTTCACTAGGAGTAAGTACAACTTCATCTGATGCTGAGTATCCAACACCTGGGTCTTGGACATAGATGGTCGAAAGATAAGTTATTACTGGATAAGTTCCACTAGTGCTTGATGGGTAATCACCCCCCTCATCGTTAGAACTTTCGGATTTCTTTGGTGCAGTAATTACACCAGACTTAGTTACTACATAAGGTTTTCCACCAAGAATTGTTTCGCCACCACCTGTACCATCACCAAGTGGTTCACTAATAACCTTAGTTCCAACAGGTAAAGTGACAGTATCACCTTTTTCAATTATTGATAAGATACCAGGATTCATTGGAAGTTTATAGGTTCCATCACTTTTTTTAAGTGTAGTCTGATCGGCTGTGGACCAAACTCTATTCATACCACCAGATGAGCCATCTGGTCTTTTTAGATATCCAGCACCACCATCAAGAATAATAAATCCAGAAACACCAAGAGTTCCATCGGTAACTTCAGTATTAATTCCTGTAGCAATTGTATCAGTTGCAGGAGTGGGAGTTTCAGATATCAATCTATCAATATTACTAGTGTTAGATACAAGTTGAGTGTAATCGATATTATTCACTTCGACTCCAGCTGCAATTCCTATATTAACTGGATCACCTGAGGCTCCAACAAGACTGGTTGACAAGGATATAGTGGTAGATCCTGTTCCTAATAATCCCCCAAGTCTTTCATCTACAATTAAACCTGAGAAAGGTGGAATAATCAAATTAGCCAATGAATCAGAATCAAGGACAATAGTAGTATCACCAACACCTGTGTTTGATGTAGTTCCAACTGATGGCGTAGGAATAAGTCTGTCTCCTCTGATGAGACCACTAAATCCTGTCCCATCAATTTGTGCAATATTTGATGCCGCATCAACTTCTGTCCCTCCAAACAATTCAGATCTTCTGTCTTGCCAATAAGAATCTATTACACCTCTCTGACCATCGCCGAGAAGATTATCATCATAAACACCTTTTCGATTAATACCATTACCAAAACCAAGAATATCACTCAAATTTGTTCCTAGGATTGGAAGAATGACACCACCATTTCCATTACCGCAGGCATCAACAACCTTTGCAGCGAGTGAACCACCTTGCCCATAACCCCTACCCATAGAAATAATATCAACAGCAATAATTGAACCATTTGCATCAAGTACAGGGTTAGCTGCAAATCCAGCACCAGTTCCACCGAAGAGTGCAATGGAAGGAGGACCACAAAGGATAGGTCCAACATTACAAGTGGAAATATCAAAGACATTACTCAGTTGTTGTTGGAGAGTGTTTGCAAAGGTAGTGACTATACCCCCAACACCATTGACAATGTCTGTAAAATCATAAACAACATTACTAACAGCACTAGTTATATCTGTGACTCCTTGGAGAAGGTCATCAATACTTTGAGTGTCTTGGTTTCCACCTGTTAGGATATTCCACTGGTCAGCATAATATGCTTCACACTCTTTGTCAGAACTACAAGTTAGGAAAGAAATAACATCTAAAATGATATTAAATGTTCCTGATGCTAGTGATAAACCTGTATCTACAATTCCAAAAACACCATTTATAAGATTTGTAATAGTATTAGTGAAATGATCGACAAGTGAATTGATTAATCCATTGATGGTTCCCAAGACAGCAGAAACAAAATTATTGACAAAACATTTCGCTACATTAATTACTTTATTGATAATGTTGTCCAATAATTGAGAAATATAAGTTGCAATAGCATTGTATACTTTTTTAAGTATACAAATAATATTTTCAACTGTGGCATTAAATGATGTTGACAAAGCATGAGATTCATTTGGTTGTAACAGAGCATTTATTGCTTTGATGATATCATTCATCTTCTTCTCAGCCCATTTCTCAGCTTCAATCATGTAATCCTTTATATATTTCATGATATCTTTCATAATTTGTTCTTTCTTCCTATCAATTTCTGCCTTTTGGTCAATTACACCTTTTGTTGCAGTATACTTCCAATCTGATACAGTCTTCCTTGTTTTTTCAATGTCTTTGATGAAATTAGAAATGGTAGTTGCTAAACCACCCAAAGGGATTGGGTCACACTTGGATGGTTTTGGTACTACATTATCTACTGTTGTCTCTTCTGCCTCATCCACAGAAGCTACTTCTGTTGTCTCCATGGCAGACTCAACACCATTGTTGGTGGTAGCATTCAATGTACCCGACTGATCTGTACTAGAATCTTCTGTTTGTCCTTGTGGTGTTGTTACTGCTGTTATCGATGGAGTTGGAGCTACTTTGCCAGCATTAGGTGTAACTGTTCTTGCATAAGTTGCGACATTCTGTCCTCTTGATGGATTCAGACCATTGAAAGGAACGAACTTAGCATCAGGAACCTCTGCCATGATGGCAGTATATTGATTATATCCAATCACACCCATGATGACTGGTTGTTGTCCATCTTCTCCATCTAAGAAGAAACCAAAGACAAACATACCCTGTCTCAGGTTTGCAGTCTCAGATGTCGAAGCAGTTCCACCACCTGCTGTGACGGGATACATGACCGTCGCCCATGGTAAGTGGTCATCAGGTAGTTCTGATGGAACCGCAGTATGGTAACCCATAATACGGACTTTATATCTTTGACCGAAACCAGGAGTACCTTCGTTAGTTTCGGTTGGAGTACCTGATAAATTATCTACCCATGAAGATTCTTCTGCAATCTGTCCTATCCACCAGTAGAATCCGTCTCTACCTACAAAATATTTTTTAAATAGTCCTTGATCTATCATGGATTCGTGAACCCTGTGTTTTTACCGAATGAATCTCTGACAAGTGAGAGGCTACTGAAAGAGTCCTCTGGTGTCACACGGTGACAAACATGTGCTACCATATATATGCCACCACTCTCAGCATTTGAATCTTTATTAGACCCTCCCTTGAGTTGTGGAAAATCACAATAAATCAAATCACCTGCCTTGATACTCAGATCAAGTGCGATAGTAATATTTGTCTGAATAGAGAATAACTGATTGTATCTCATCACAGACTGAACCATACTTCTCTCAGCATCATAGTTAGACACTGTTGGATTATCTTTCCAGTTCTTTAACTGAGCATCAGATGTAGTTCCTCTAGGAATAGTTCCAACGTCCAGAACATGACTGAATAATCTAGTGGGTGACTGGGTGAATTCCCTTGACACCTGATCTGGTGCAAACTTCTTACCAGCAGTTGATAACTTACTCTTCTGTTCTCCAATATCAAAGTTAACAACCTTGTAGTTCATTGAATAGAAATCAAAGAAGATTGACCTGTTGTTATATGTCCCGAGAGACATACTCTCTTTCGTATCTACATCTCTATCAATACTATAAGATAGAATCTTTGCATCATATCCACCAGATGGGGCCTCAGATATGTTGTTATATAAGAACTTCTTAGTTGGTGACTGTTCAAATATTTTATCAATTGATTTGAAATTAAATCCATCTCTGGTCTGATAGAATAAGTATCCTGCCGCACCACCCACACTATTACCTGTACCATTACTTGTTCCTAGTGGTACAGCCTTAGATGCTAACCAAGTACAAACATACAGAGGTTTCCTATCATTACCAATGAAGTTATATTCAATTGCTGTTGAATCAATATTGAATGTTGTCACATCAGTTTTTAAGACTTCCTTCAAAATCTTTGTCACATTGTCAGATATCTTTCCCTCATACCTTTGTACTACTCTGGTCTGTTCGTTTGCAAAATACTCTTTAGAACACAGATCTAACATGTACACATCATTTTGTGTCCCTGGTTGAGCATTCCTCACTCTGTTAACATAAAGACCATTCTTCAGGTCTAGAGTATTACCATAGTTATCTTCGATGGTGATATCAACTCTCTCACCACCTCTAATGGGAAGACCATCAAGAAGACCTTCAGATGCAATATTTTGATTACCATTCATCTCGTAACCACTCTCAGTCAATACCATTGAACAAGTAGTGACATTAGACAATACACTCTCGTAATATCTAAAGTCAGGAGTAATAACAGAAACATCCGCACTAGAACTATTCTGATTTGAAGAGATCAGAAGTTTCTTAATATTAGCTGCTTGTCCTGGTGAATTTGCCATTAACCCTGTTTATATAAGAAGCCCAGTACCTGTGACTTATAGTAACTATTTACCACGTCACCAGAACCCATTATTATAGGAGTTCCCTTGCCACCACCAGATCCCATAGGTGATTGTTGACCACCAGAACCCTGCATCATGACCACTGTATTACCAGTTTGTTCGTATGAAAGTTGTTGTGACAAACCAGTAATCCCACTTGACATTTGTGATTGAGATTGAGTTGATGGTGATACCTGAGCTGGTGTAGCTGTTGGAGTAGTCATAGGTGTCTCCACACTCTCTGAAGAATCAGTCTCCTGTGATGTGATTACTGGTTCTCCTTCACTCTGATTCTGGAGACTGGGTGCCGTTGAATCTCCCTGTAATGGTGGAGCTCCAAGTTTGTTCAAAGCTGCTCTCATTTCCGCAACAGTTGCACCAGATGCGTTTCTTCCATCTCCTGCATAATACGATTGACCAGCCTTTACAAACTGTTTATGACCCTGCATGTCTACAGGCATTGGGAAGGCTGCCCATTCCATACCCAAACGAATCATTGCTTCATTTGGATTGTCTTTAATCATCTGGGGAGTAATCTTCCTTTTATCTACAATCAAACTGATGGCCATCTTATCCTGGTTTTCAGGGGAGAACATATCAGTCCCCTTCAGTCCAGCAGCTTTTGCTTGACTTAGAATGTTCATAAACTGATATCTACCAGCTGCAGATGATCCCCTCTCTCTATAAGTTGATGATTGCCATGCATCTGCTTCAGCTATTGTCATTTCAGTTAGTGCCTTTCCACCATATCTTTTTTGTTTTGTTGTTCCTGGGTAGATTGAATCATAAGATCCACCAACTGATTCCTTCTTAGCAATGGTTTCCAACAGAGGAGCCCAGTAACCAGCATTAGATGTCGTTGCTACTGATGTGGATGATGGTTTGGATCCATCAATATTAGTAGCACCACTATCATAGAGTGCCTTTTCTTCAGGTGTAAGAGCTCTTGTCCCTTGACCAGTATTCACTCTCAGACTTCCGTCTGGTAGATTAACAAAGTCACCAGCTCGATCCCCCTGTCTAACAGTATAAGCTCTGCTGGTGTTCATATTAGTGACATTACCCGAAGTTTCTTCTTCCTCCTTACCTTTCTCCATTGGTTTGTCAGTGAAGAAAGCCTTATGGAATATTCCAAGTTTCTCTGGTATATTAGTAAGACTCAACATCCAACGTGGATCGGGAAACTTTTTGTTAATAGGCCATGGAATATTAATCTTCGGGATTCCCTCATACATTCTACCGAAACCATTACCAACCCAATCCATGGCTTTCTGACCAACACTCAAAGCAGCAGTAAGGTCATCCTTAAGTTTCTGACCAACTCCTTCTGCTCCACCACCCTCACCCTTTGCGAGGAGAACATACATCAAGTCACCGACATACTCACCAACAATCTCACCAAATAGTGTTCCGACTACTGGAATGGGAATAAATGAACCGAGGAATCCACCAAGAACTGCACCACCAGCCTTAAACAATGCTTGAGTTACTGGATCACCACCCAACAGAGAGACAACCAGGGTGATAAGACCACCAACAATAGGTATTCTACCAAGAGCTTTCTTAAGTGCCTTAGTAACTTTGAGAGCTTTCTTACCACCAACTTTAGCAATTATTCTGTTAGTAGAACGTCCGATACCGCCCTTGAATAACTGACTACCTTTCTTTCCACCAGCAAGAGTTCCTTCCAATGGAGCCGAAGTCAACTTACCTTTAGCAATTGCATCATTAACATACCTTGATGCTCTACCTGGTTTCATTCCATTATCAACTAGACCCTGATACATTCGGGCTGCTTCATCACCATGTTTTAGTCTCATTGCCCTGGTGGCATTAGACAATGCACCAGGTGCTCTCGTTGCAGTTCCAAGATTCTGAGATCCTGTTCCTGCATTTTTAAGAAGATTATTAAGACCCTTATTTGTCTTTACAGCCTTCTTCTCAGGTCCAGTCAATCCTTGAAGAGCCTTAAGTGGTGAGGCAAGAATCTTACCAGCAGCCTTTATCTTATTGATTACACCCTTAGCTAGATTCTTCAGTCCATTACCTACTCGACCAAAGGCTTTAGCTAACTTATTACCTACTGCTTTAATACCAGTCTTAAGACCCCCACCAACCTTGAGAAGTGGTGAGGCAAGTTTACCAATGGTATTAAATCCTAACTTAAATACATTCTTCAGTGCAGTGAATCCAGCCTTGACCAACTTACCAAAGTTGTTCATCAAAGCGAGAGTCATCTTCAAGAAGGCAGTAATCTTACTACCATGAGTCATTATCCAGGTGAGTAATGACCCAAGGAAAATCATAGTGAAGAACTTGAGTGGGTCAAACGGAACGGCTTTAGATACCGCACCACCTACAGCACCAATTGCCCCAACGGCACCTCTCTCTAAAAGACTTTCTCTATCTCTCTGTTTGGCTTTCTCTGATGCTTTTCTCTCAGCCTTTCTCCTATTAGTGGCTGTCTTCATCTTAGCCATTGAAGTCTTCTTCAAGGCTTCAGTCAGTCCAACAATACTATCAAGTTGATTGTTGATAGCTTCGTAACTAATCTTAGATGGTTTCCCTACCTCGTCTGGTTTTTGTGGTGGTGTCTCTACTCTATACTTACCAACTATCGGTGTAGTTGGAACAATCGCACCACCACCTTCTTGACTTTCTTCTTCCTGTCCACCCTCAGATTTAACTAGGGCACCACCCTTCCCCCTCTTACCTTTCTTCTTTCTTCCCTTACCAGTAACAAAGTTCTTCGCCTTATCCTTAACAGCATTCTTAGCAGCACCCTTGGCAGTCTGGATCGCAGCTTGTTTCACCCCTTGAGTGGCTAACATTTTTAGTGCTGGTCCGATGAGTGCTAAGGGTGCTGGCATTATCCTACGATGTTATAGATGGATTTGATAACAATAAACTCAGTGTTACCCATGTCTCTTGACGAGAAAAATGGGACTTCTTTTTGTCCAGCTGATACTGAACTACTTGGTGGTTGTTGTTGATTGGATCCAGGAACAGGTAGGACAGATGTTTGTCCACCCCTTTGAGGTGGTGGTGAAATAGTTGGTGTTGATTTTGATGATGGTTTCACCGTAGCAATACGTCTTCCTCTTCTGTTGGTTTTAAATGCAGGAGCACCTTCTTGTGGTGAAGGTTCCACCTCAGCCACATCAGTTCCACTTCCAGGTCTAATTGATCCACTCAAAACATTAAGAGGATTAACTACCTTTCCATCCTTATATGTTTGAAGATGTAAATGTGTTTGAGCATAATTATTAGATGCCGAACCTAGAGGAATTAATTTTCCAATTCTCTCGCCTCTCTTCACGGGAGTTCCCACTTTCTTAGATGGTGTCATATGAAGGTATGTTGCCATCAATCCATTACCATGATTGACAGTTAAATTTGATGTATATCCAGAAGTCTGATATGGATAGTTTGGACTACTTGCCACGACTTTACCATCTGCCATAGAAACAACAGGAACTTTAGGATCATTACCATATGGTGGATCCTCTGTTATATCAATACCAGCATGTCCACCATAACTTCTTGGATCACCATATTTTTGACCAGATTGTCCTTTATAAGATCCTGATGGGACTGGTTGAACAACTCCACCACCTGAGAAACCTTGAATAGCACCCATGGTTGGGATATTAGTTCCACCAGCATTCTTGTTCATAGCCAGAAGGTTGTTTGCACCATAGGCTTGAACTGCCTTCTTACTCATCACAATCTCACCTGGTTGAGCCGCAATCAGTTGAGTGTCAGGTCCCATCCCTGTGATGGTTTGACCAGAACTACTAGTGATAGGACCGCCACCAGTGTAACCAAGATTAGTAATAGGTGATAAGAAGTTATAGGTTGGTTTAATCTCACCACCACCTTTAAACCCACTCACCTTAGGAGAGATGGTCATGTTACCACCTTTCCATCCACCAATACTTCCCATATTCAGGTTGGTAACTTGACCACCCTCAGAGTATCCACCAACCTCTTGTTTCACATTAAAGGTTGGTCCTTCATTAATAACTAATCCACCACCAGCCATACCCTTGATTGGTTCTTCCTTTGGTTTCTCTTCCTTCGGTTCAAATAAAGGTATCGTTGGTATTTGTGGAACCTTTACCTCAGGAATCTTAGGCAATTTCGTCTTATCTTCTTCTTCCTGCTCACCAAATAGACCCATGATGCCATTGATGGTATTCTCAAGGTTTGTGATACCACCATTCAAAAGACCAACCAGGTTATTGACAGGTTCAAAAAGACCGCCAAACATAAAGTTCAATATGTTATTGATCATACCAATGATACCATTCACCAAATTGATGAGTGGATTGAAAATCATCATTGGATTTTCAAGAAGTTTAATCAATCCCAATACAGCAGACCCTAAGAAGATCTGTATAAAGAAGTTCAGAAGTGTTTCAAAGAATCCTTTGACTGGTTTGGTTACTTTATCGGCAATTGATTTACCAAATCCCTTGATACCTTTCTCTAAGGCACTCTCTCTTTTTCTCTTCTTGGTTTTCTCACCAGTAATTCTTTCTGCCTCTGCTTCTTTCTTCTCATCAGATGCAACCTTAGCTTCTATGTCTAACATGTCACTAAGGTTCTTCTCAATCTTTTCTAATCTCTCTGACATACCACCAAGGAACTTCTCTATTCCCTCCACTCCAGGATCTTGACCAACCTCAACATCAGGTTCTGCAGTTCCTGGAAGAGCAAGTAAAGATGATTGAGGTCTTGACCTTTGTGATGTCTTTACATTATCAACAAAAGACTCAAATTTAATTTTCTCTTTCTTAACTTTGAATCTACCTGTATTTTTCTTTACTCTCTTGAATTCATCAGTCAATATCTCAACTTCATCGGATGGCATCTTACTACCATCCATCCTACCTTCCATCAACTTCTCTCTGAGAAGAGTCTTGTAGGTTGAGTAATCAATATCGACAACGTCTTCTAAACCCAGAAGGGCTAGGATTCTTTCATCAATTTGTTCAGAGACCAGATCTTCTTCTCTTTGATCTGGAACATAAACAGCCAATGCAGATGAGTCCTGTCGCTCAGACTCCCCCCTAATGGAGTTAAGCAAGTCATCAAGCCCCTCTGGGATATTTTGATCATCGGACTCTGGATTAATCATCGGTTAGCTTTTGCCTTTTCCTCTTCCTCTTTAATGTGGTTCTGAAGAAGTGATACATAAACATCACGCTCCCAAGGCATCATGTTTTCAATCTCAGTCAATGAATATTTATGGTACTGCATTAAGGCAAAATTTAGTCTAAAGTATGACTCAAGACTCATGTGAGCCATACCTACGCGAAAAAACTAGACAACCCCTCAAGAACAACTTCACTCTCAACCTTAGTTTTAGGATTGGTAACCTTCAATGTATGAGACAACTTGGGCATCGTCTCAAAGAACTTCTCAATCTCTTTGAACTGAATGGAGTTCATCTGTTCAAGAAATTCCAACACCTCTTTCTTACTGACATCATCAGTAGACCAAACCTCTTCTTCATTGAAAATCTTATCAACACAACTAGCAATCAATTCAAATGACTGGTCAAAGTTTGAATCATTGATGTCAAAGTTATTCTTGATGAACTGATCCAGTGATGGATACCTCATCTCCATCATCAACTCATCATTAAGTTTGATCTGTTTGTTGTGTTCTGGATTCTCAGTAACCTTGATATCATCGATGTCAATGGTTACAGGGATTTGTGTCACACCATCATCAGGTGCAATGATATTGACTTCAACCTCTTCACCAACAGACTTACCACGAATGTTCAAGAAAAGATATTCAATGTCAAAGGTAGGAAGTGTTTCTACTTTGACACCTCTAGTCTGAATACAATTCTTGATAACAGACTTAACAGCATTTGTAATCTCTTTCTGATCTTCGGTTTCAAGTGCAAGAACCAGAAGTTTTTCTTCCTTCACTAGGAAGGGTCTATACTTGATTGTCTTTTTTGTCGAAGGCAATTCCAACTCATATGTTGGTGTAGCAATTTTTGGTAAAGGCATAATATCCTATAACGAGATAGTCAGTGATTTATTTATTATGATGCATTAGGTCCTTTTGGATTAAAGAACTCACCATAATTGTTGAGTAATCCTTGTTTAGATCTGAATCTAACATATCTAGTATATGCGAATGATACACTTAATTTTAAGACATCACTCTGTTCATATGAGACTGGTATTGAGATGACATTAAGTGGGAATGCATCTACAAATTCATATGTCAATTGAGCATCTGTGAGATTCTTCTCAAACTTTGTGACATGAATTGGAGTTCTATAAGTCGAGGGATAATTCATTCTATATGTGGCTGCACTACTCCTATACATCTCCCTTGCATCACCACCATTGGGGTTGGTGATATTCATACCACTCATGTAATCAACCCAACCCTCAAAGAATTCGATGACATCATATGCTTTATCAACATAGAAAGTCATATCAATCGTAGAGTCATACATTCTACGATAGACCATTCTTTCAGTGACACCAGTATAGTTATTGGTGGCTTCCGTAGTAGAGAATGAAGTACCAGGAAGAGTGGTTTGATGACAAAGTAGTTCTATGTTCTCTCCTCTCTGAGTATAATCAAGTGACCTCTCAGTTCTCAAAAAGTTAAGAACACTTGGTGGTGGTTGAATTTTTACTTGATAGACAGAAGTCTGAGCAAGATTCATTATCTTACTCTTCAGAGCTCCTGTCTTAAAAGCATTTGGCGATGCCCCAGCCATCTATAAATACACTTGACTACTATTACTATGTATGTGAGTTTTGGGGAAAAGTATTAAGTCAAAGTTCAAACCATCGAATCCAGACAAATACATGGGTGACCCGAACAATATTATTTGTCGTTCATCATGGGAGCGTAGGTTCTGCAACTGGTGTGATAAACAACCGAATGTATTGAAATGGGCATCTGAAGAATTCAGTATCCCCTATGTATCACCAGCTGATGGTAAAGTCCATAGATATTTCCCTGACTTCTTAGTTGAATTTAGGGAAGCCAATGGTAAAACCAAGAGACAAATCATTGAGGTGAAACCCAAACGACAAACCAAACCTCCTGAAAAGAAGGGAAGAATAACTAAATCATATCTGTATGAGGCAGCCACCTATGAAATCAACATGGCAAAGTGGAGGGCGGTCAGCGAGTTTGCCAAAGACAATGGTATTGAATTCAAAATTATAACAGAAGATGAGTTAGGTATCAAACAGCATGGACGAGGAACAGGAACAGTATCTAGAAAACGACACCCTAAGAACAGAAAATCTAATTGATGTTTGTGCAGGTCTGACTGATCCTGATGACAAGATGACAGAAGTTCTTGAAAGGTTGTCTGAAGTTGAAGTTGTTCCTGATGTGGGTAGATACTATACATTTATCTACAGACCCAAGACTCCTCGTATTCGTTATGATGAATATCCACTCATCGCTTGTACTGAAGTCAATCGATGGGGTTTCAGAGGTATAAATTATCATTGGGGTAAGTTCAGAAACTACACATGGGAAGAGGTACAGAGTAACCTTCATGTGATTTACCCAAGAGAATTGGAAGACCTAAGGTCTATAGAATATCAAAAGTTTGAACTAAATATTTAAAAAGAGATAAATGGCAACGGATCTATCCAACTGGTCTGAATTATCGGAAAAGGATGTCTTCCAGAAAAAGGAAAGGCATCGTTTTGGTGATCCTGCCAATAAGAAATATCAAAATATTCATATTAATGGAAATAAAACAACAGGTGACTACTCTGTTTTTGCAACTGATGTAAAATTAGGTGGTCTTGAGGGGTTTCCCCTTGGGGAAGACATCCCCATCTTCAGTTTCGATGCTGTCAATGATAAAATACTTGTCCTTAATGAAAAGTATTTTAATAATATGTTTAAGGGGACTGGTGGTAGAAATGATGTCTTCAAAAAATTAAATACACAAACAAAAATAGATATACTTTCTATTGCAAAGAGTAGTTCAAATACGACAACTGAACGTAATAACTATATTAGACTAAAGAATGTTGATGGATATAAATCAGCGGCTAATGTAGTCCAAACACCCCCACAAACAATCACAGCAGGACCACAAAACAATTCAACTACAAAGAGTTCATCAATATCAAAAAGTGCAGTTAAATCTACTAATAATCAAATTCGACCCATTGATATGGGTACACTAAGTTCATTTGACTTCAGTTTAAAAACAGTTGTATCAAATAATGATGCCTCCAAAGATCAATCAACAGGATCACAATACTTCAGATATCCAGAGGGCAGAATACCAAATCTTGGATATGATTATATTCAAATCACATCATATAAGTATGTTCCTGGATTGAATCTCAATACTATTGGTGCTTCTGGAACCTCATCAGGAAGTTATTTAAACACAAATAGAAGAGCAACTAGATCGAGTCAAATTTTAAATCAAACACCAGAGAATACAATTCAACTCCCAATGACTGGTGGTCTTTCAGAAACATCATCTGTTCAGTGGAGTTCAGATACTCTGAGTGAATTGAATATGATAGCTGCTAATATTGCATACAATAATATAACTAGAGGAGCAGATCCTCTTTCTGCTATGGCTAATGCGGCTATGGAAGTATTGAAAACTGGTCAAGAAGCTATTCAAGATCCTGTTGTAAAACAACAAATATCAGCTTACTTCGCAGGACAAGCAGCATCAGCTCCCAACTTCGTCCAGAGAGCCACTGGTAAGATCATCAATAACAACATGGAGTTGTTATTCAATGGTCCTCAATTGAGGATTTTCAACTTCAGTTTTAAATTAAGACCAAGAACTGAAAGTGAATCAGTTCTCTGCAGAAACATCATCAAATCACTGAAGAGAGACTCGGCACCAAAGACAACCGCAACAAATCTCTTCCTTGATACACCAAATGTATTCCTAATTGAATACATGTATCAGGCACAGGATGGTGTTCTTCCTTCATATACACAACATCCTTTCTTGAATATGATTAAACCTTGTGCCCTTACATCAATCAATGTGAATTACACACCTGATGGTTCATACATGACTTATGAAACTAATGGATCTATGGTTGGTTATGATTTAAACCTCACATTCCAAGAGATCGAACCAATCTATAGGAGTGATCAAGAGGCAGAGTACAAACGAGACAACATGGGTTACTAATGGCTAAAACTTACTTCAGAAACGTTCCAGACTTTAACTATGTTAGCAGACTGGAAGGACAAAAAAATATCTCTGATTATACCAGAGTCAAAAATCTCTTCAAAAGAGTAAAAATAAGTGAAGATTTGTTCAATGAACTTTCTTACTTCACGAAATATAAGATCATAGGTGATGAACGACCAGATCAAGTTGCTTACAAGATCTATGGAACACAAGATTATGATTGGATTGTACTTCTGAGTAATAATATTTTAAATGTTCAGTCAGAATGGCCTCTGTCAAATGAAGCATTTGACAAATACATGCTTGAAAAATATGGATCAGAAGATAAATTCTATACGGTCCATCATTATGAAACAAAAGAAATAACAGATAGTATCGGTAGAATTATTGTTCGTGCTGGTCTAGAAGTCCCTAGTAATTATTCAATAAGTTATTATGATTCTGGAGAACAAATCACAGCAACAGATACCACAGTAGCCGTAACAAACTATGAATATGAAACTATTATTCAGGATGAAATAAGAAATATCTATCTAATCAGACCAGAGTATCTCAACTTAGTCATTCAGGGCATTGATACACTAATGCCAGTGAAACCAGGTTCCACACAGTATGTAAATGATAGTTTGGTACAGGGTGATAACATCAGACTGTACACATAAAAAGTAATACGCGTAAAAATACCTGGGAAAAATTTTCCCAGGTAAAATGAAATCAAAAGTCGATTTTGAAATCAGCTGTCAGCTAGTTTAGCAAAATAGCTCATCGGATCATCATCGTCATCAGAGGACGAAGAGGGTTCCGTAGTCTTTGATGCCTGGTAAGAGTCCTCAAGTTTCTTCAGAACTTCTTCTTCAGATACTTTCTTGGATTCAACCTGAGCATAATCATCATACTCAGTCTCTTCCTGAACAGAAGAGGAACGTTTCTTGGTTCCCAGAACATAGTCCATACGCTTCTTCAGTTCATCATAGGACTTGAACTGATCAGGTGCAACTAGAGCTGCGAGTGAATACTCTTTCTTCCAGATAGCTTCCAGAGCATCGTCGTCATCCAATAGAGGTCCAGGACGATCAAATTCAGAACTATCGTAGTTCCAGTAACCAGCAACTTTCTTCAGTTTCAGTTTAAAGTTAGCACCCTGCCAGAAATCGAAAGGATTGATGGGGGTTTCGTCTTCAAACTCAGGTTGCATTGCTTCCATGATCTTATCGAAGATCTTCTTACCGAACTTGTACAGGAAGACCTTACCTTCATTCTGAGGATTGGCTTTGTCCTGAACAACATAGATGTTCGCATAGAAGGAGAGCTTACGCTTCTGTTTACGGACAGTCTCTTTGTCTGCGTCATGACCACTGTTCCACAGTTCACGGTTCAGTTCACCGACAGGGTCCTTACCACCGATGGTGGTCAAGGAGTTTTCGATGTACCAACCACCAGGACCTTGGAAGGCATGGGAGAACAGTTTGACCCAAGGGAGATCTTCTCCATCGGGTGCGGGGAGGAATCGGATGACTGCATATCCATTGCCAGTCTTATCCATCTCTGGCTTCCACAGACGATCGTCTGCTCCTCCACCAGTGTTGCTTTGCTTCTCAACTTCTTTTACAAGCTTGGCTGTAAGGTTGCCAAGAGAAGACTGCTTCTTGAGATCATTGAATCCCATTGTGTTACCTCGTATTGAACGTATTTGGCTTTTGTCCCGTAGCTTAAAGGGGATTGGGTAGCCCCTGGTCTAGTGTAGATCCTAGTGAACCCAGTGTCAAGACCCTTCTCGTATTGATTTTTTCATAGTATCGATGATGGCGGACATATTTGAAAAGACATATCCCAAATCAACATCGGATGGAAAACCAAGTTGCTTAGCAGACTTAAGAATGTTTTCCTTCATTAGTTTTGCTTCTGGATCATCAGACAGAGAGAGTCTCGTATAGAGAATTTTCTGTTTCTTGAGTAAGTTCTCAAGCATTTCAACGTGTTCTAGTTTATCATCAGAATCCATTGAAGAGAAACTGAAGACCTTCGCATAGATTTCATCTTGGAGTTCTGAAATTTCTTTCATCTCCTGTTGTACGATTTCGGAATCGAAGAAACTCATTGTCCTACTACTACGTCCTTAAGAATCTTTTTGTATTTGAAGATGTCAATCTTCAGGAAGGTGTTATATTTATCCATCCTCATAGAGAGGAATTTCCAAACAGGATCATCCAGTTTCTTATCAAAGGTTTTCTTGAAACCCAAAATCCTATCAAGAATGATAATTGTCTCTAGAGAGATGTTCTTGGCTAGATGTTCTTTGATAATCTGTGGATGACTCAACCCCTTGAGTTCAAACATATCATCAAACTTCTTTCCTGTAAATACGGTTTCTACCTCTTCCTTAAAAACATAAGATAATGATTGAGTTCTCTTCTTCCAATCAGTATAACTCTTCTCTCCATTCTGCATGATCTCACCAATCCATAAAGACTGTGGATCATCACATGCAACAAAGTTAGAGACGAAGAATTCAATTACTTCTGCATCATCTTTTTGCCTACTCAGTTTCTCAAAGAAAAACCTGTCTCGGCGTTTATAGAAACTTTGTAAAGAAGCTCTTGACTTTCCACAATACTTATGGTAGTCATACTTGGGTTTGGTAAAGTGGTTCTTCAGTCCAAGATAAGACTTATAGGCGTCAAAGGGAGTCACCTTAGGAATCATATAGGAAGTTTCGCGTGTGAAGTTCTCTTGAGTAAGTTGAGTTCCATAGCTTCGTACTTCAACTTCTCTTTCAGAGGTTTAGATAATAACTTAGGAACAGACTCAATGTCAACATTATTTTCTTCACAGAAGTGAACGATGGCATCAATGTACTTCATGCCACTACCTTCCTTGGCAATTGTTTCGATTTCTTCTGTGAACTTACGAGAACAATAAAACTTGTTCTCAATAAGTTTATTGATGTCTTCAGGTTTTGCCATATTCCTGTAATTTGAATTCAACAAACTCTCTAATATATTCGGAGAGAAGGTTGATGTACTTTCTCTTGTCGTATTCTTCATAGACTACTACTTCTCCATCTTCACAAGACATAATGATTACAAATTTCTTGACCATAATTCCAGTCATCTCATACAACATACATGCGTATGCCGCACACTGGACGAAGTGATGGTCAACCCACTTCTTGGGTTTAGGTTTCTTAGCTGTCTTAAAATCAATGATAGCTAATTCACCTTCATACTCGGCGATACAATCAACACTACCAGCCACACCCAACTCATAACTGAATAGTGATTGTTCTTGTGCATGAATGTTATCAATCTTATTCAAGGTAGGAATAGCCTGCTTGAATAACATCTCAGACAGTGGTTGGACAGAAGGTAGTTTAGAATTTTTCAGATAATACTCGGCGAGAGTGTGCATATCTGTGCCTCTTGAAGTTGCCTGTTTGGTAACTTTGTTGGCTTCTTTTTCTCCTACCTTTGCTCTCCACTCACGGAAGATCTCACGATTGTAATGACTGATAACAGATGTGATGGATACTAACTTTTTACCATTTGGGGTATCATAATATCTAACTCCATCAACCGTCTCCCGTGAGAGAGACGGATAATCAATTTCAATATGGTTAAAAGTCATAGACCCAATTCATGTTTAGCGACGATGTATTCTTTAACAAGACCACTTCTACAGATGTCCTCTGGTTGGAACTCAATGGTATCGAAGGATGGCATTTGATTGATGATTCTCATGAAATCAACAATACCATTCCTCTCATGAGTCTTCACCAGGTCAGTCTGTGTTGCGTCTCCACAGAAGTGAATCTTGCTGTTCTCACCTACCCTAGTAATGATTGAGTCAAGTTCATGGAAGTTCAGATTCTGAAACTCGTCAATGATGAGGATAGCATTATCAAAAGTTGTACCTCTAATAAAAGATGTACTCCAGAAACTAATTGTACCCTGAGCCTTGAGATTTGCATAGAGCATCTCAAAAGAATTGTCATCAGGCATCTCGAACATGTATTTCACCATGTTCTTATATGGAATCTGATAGATATCAGATTTGTCCTCATGATCACCAGGGAGGAAACCAATCTCTCTGGTGGGTACAAGGGACCTAACGATGTAAATCTTCTCGTAGGGTGTCTTCGTATCTAAAACATCAAGAAGAGCGTTGTAGAGGGTAATAAAGGTCTTTCCTGTACCAGCTACACCATATGCCACCAGGTTCTTATCTTCTGCGTAAGATTCAAAGAACGTCTCTTGATTCTCAGTCAGTGGTTCAACCTTTTTAATATAATCAAGGTTGATCGGTTTCTTTCGTTTCATCACTCTATTACTCATACCGAAGGGGACTGGATTGGTACTACCGATACCTGACTTACTCTTTCTTGGCATAAAATTAGTCGTAGTGTTTGATGGTTGCTCCAGGTTGTTTCTTCGCTTGTCCTATTACATCTTTCCAACCTGGATGTTTAGTGTAAAGTTTCGAGAAGGGTTCACCCATCTCAATACCCAGTTTAGGAGCATTGTCTGGAGTATAATACCTTTCCCAATCGGGGTTATCATTTCTCCACTGATCCCAGTCATGGATACTCATCACGACTTCTTTGGTTTCACCAGTTTCCTTATGTTTAACAGGGTATGTCGCCACAATTTACCTCATCATGTGTTGTATTTAGTTCCACTCCAAAGCTTCAGCAATGGATGGAAACTGTTCAATAAAGATACTCTTTGCTGAGTTAGCGATATCCATATGTTCTTTCTGAGTTCCATGTGCGGATCTCAAATCGATGTAATGGATCCAACTACGAATTGAGCCAGACATGTACATTTTGGTTGGTACGGCGAGGGGAAGTACAAAGCGAGCACACTCTTTTGCAATTCCCTCGTCCAACATTTTTTGATACAGTTCCATTCCTTTCTTGAAATAATCCTGCATCAACATCTCATATTTCTGAACCACGAACGGATCAACATCATCTATACTATTCTGGCGATTCTTGGTGTCTTGACTCCGTAGTTCAGGTAAAGGGATCGTCTCTGAGAGTAAGGAAGAATCAGCATAGCGTTGAGAAAACTCTTGATATGTGAACGAGCGATGGCGCAAGACTTGAGCGGCTAGTCCTCTGGTAGTTGAGATCTCCAGGGTCATGAAAGCTTGTTCAAAGATACTCCAGTGTTGATGTTTGATACAGTATTTAATCAAACCAGAGAACTTTTCACTATCCTGATTAGAGGGATTGCTCACACGAGCACAATAAGCAATGTGTTTCTCAGCGTCGGGTGTCACTGAAATCAATTTACAATCGTTCATTTTCTCTCCTGTTTTCTCACTTTCTTGAGTTCCTTTAGTTCTGCTTTGATGAATTGATAGGCATCTTCAGCTGATATCTTACCACCCATCTCCATGGAAGTATAGACCTCAACTCTTGTTCCAAAGTGTTGAAGTGCTTTCTCGAACGTATCTAAATCTTCGTACATGCCCATTATTTTTCATTAAAGTAAGCGTTGAAATAAGCTACAAGACCACTTGTGGATGCATTACCTTGAGAAACCCAAGTGTCTGCACATTCATAGATGCTCTTTGTACTATAAGATGCTTCGTCAATCTTAACAGTACCAAATTTTGCAAGAAGTGTTCTGATACATTGAGCTCTCAATTTAAGACGATTCTCATCGTATCTCCAGTCCTGATTACTCGTCATCTTCAAATACCTCATCATAATCAGCCAGTGGTGGCAGTGTCTGTTCAAGTCTATCAGTATAAGACTTGACATCAGAATAAACCTCAGATTCTAATGCATCTACTAGGAGTTTGAGGTTTCTAACTATAAGTTTGAGTTTGTCTCTTTCCATAATATGACATCAGGTATACTATTTTAGGCATAAAAAAAGAACCTGTCAAGCAGGTTCTCCTTCTATCTTATCTGTACAGTAGTCTTAACTCACTATAGATCAAGGAAATAAAAGCAAAAGACCCAAGGGATACGATTCCAGCGACTTGAATTGCTTCCATGATATCACTTGACGTAAGTACGACCACGATAGCAGTAGGTGCCGTGAGTTTCCTCAGATACCTCATGAACTTTACAATCTACACCACGATACTTAGTGATGTTGATTTGTGCGTCATGAAGGGCGGCTGCCTTATCGATCTGCTTTTTGATGAGATTAAGTGTGTTCATGATTGACTCCTAAAAGAATGGAAAGTTAACCTTCTCAGCTTGCGCTGGATCCGTTTTCCCGTTCCTTCAGTCGTGTGCGTCCCACTTACATTCAGGTGTTGCTTCCTTTAAGGTTTCAATCACCTCGGTTTGAATGATTTTATTTACACTGTCATTTGCTCGGATACGACTGATCATATCAGAAGCATCTTTGCAATTGATAGAAGCGTAAAGTAATAATTCAAACATGGGATGAACGCTCCGTTCCGCGACTTACTTGCGTCCTATGTATACACTCCTTCACATTTACCTTCTACTTTAGTCTTAAGATACCCTATTAGATTCATCTTCGACCTAAGGTCAAGGTTTGGATCTGCCTGGATCTCTGTTCGTCTTTGTAGGAACCTTTCACATGACATGTGCCACCCGTAGGGGGAACCGTCTTGATGATGGGCTAAGGTCAATGCCAACAGGAGTGATAGCATCGGATGAACGACAGGTCTATTGTAGACCACATATACTATATATGTCAAGTCTCAGTTCAAAGTGTATAAGTTGTTACACTCCGAACTAAATGAACATTCCCTTCTCGTTCATGTAATGTAGAGTGTCTTTCAAACTACCAATATGTTTAATTCCAATGGCAATCTGTGGAAACTCTGATCCCTCACCAAACTCATCTGTGAACTGTTGAATAGTGAAATCCTTGTCCAAATAATAAACAATAGTCTCATCAAGATGACAAGACTCTAAGAAAGACTGAGCTCTTTCACACTCTTGATTTCTGTTACTGTAGATGATTGCTTTCATTAGTCTCTCTGTCTCCAGTCATCAGGTTTATCTCTAGCGAACCAATCTATAATTTCATCAGCACCACTAAACCCCGTTTTATAATTAGATGGGTCGGGGTCTCCTAGTCCCATCTTATTCATAAAATCATCAATACTGCCCTCCTCAATGTCTTGGGCAGCTTGACGACGTGCTTTGTTTAGCCAGTCTCTTGCTGTGGTATGACGTTTGGCAAGTTTCTCTGCCCAAATCATATCCTCTAGTTTTACTTCTTCTTTGTTAGCGATCTTCTTACAGATGAACTCCAGTCGGAGTCTGTATTGAGTAGATAGCATATTAGTCCCGCAGTTTTAATTCGAGGTCTTCTAATTTATGATACTCTGCATGTGCTCGTTCTTGACGGGCACATACAATGTCCAGAATGTCATTAACAATTACTTCATTGTCAATATAGTCATCCAAATACTTATCAATTGCTTCTTTTAAGTATCTGTACCTGTGCCACTCAGGTGAGTATGGTTTATACATGATGAGGGTAATATATGCTAAGGATCATACTCTTATTTACCAAGAATGTCAACTGTCAAATCCTGCCTCACTGGCTTCTTCAATCATTTTGGAAACGATTTCTTCAGTTCCATCCATTGTTTTGATGGCAAATAGATTAGACTTCTGATATTTCTTAATCTTCTTGTACTTTTTAAGAAGATCCTGAACATGATCAGGATTCATATCTATACCTTCAAAGTTGATATCAAAACCGTTACTCATTTCTTTTTACTAGGTTTGTTTGGATCATTCCAGAGTTTAGGATTACACCTACCTTCTGTTTGTGTCATGTTGATAAAGTCGTGACGATAGTGATCCCAGTAATGATCAAAGATGTCAATCATCTTCTTACAGTTCACTATATCATAACGAACTGTTCCGTCTAACCTATACTCGACGAGATAGGTTGTATATGGGAGAGTTGTATCGTTCGCTAGTTCCTTATCACAGTCTTCGTGTAGGATAGTAATCTTCAACTTCGATCCCCCCAACGAATATCTGGAAATGCTTGTTCTACTACTTGTTTTGTAATCTTATACTTGGTTGTTAGTCCTTTATCCTTGACTAGACACACCAGGTCTGCCTCTTCAGGATGGAGACCTTCTAACATCTGAATGAACATGGTCTCTCTGCGGGTCTTAGAAAGACTATCATTACCACCCTTAACAAAGTGATACATGTTCCTCCACTCTTTCCTCAAAGACGTGTGATCGGTCCCTACAGGGACCTCATTCCTCTCATAGGGCACATCACCCTGTGGGAGGAGTGAGATCACACTGTCATCAAAGTTCCAGATCAAGACAGCAGTCAGAGCATCGTTTCTATATTCCTTTAAAATTTCAATCTTTTTGTTGATGGTTCTCTGTTTGGAAACAAGTTCCAAAATCTCATGAACAAAAGGATTGGGAGGAAGTTTCTTTGTAACTGTTACTGCTTTCTTTTTAGTTGATGTAGCCATTGTAATTCGTTTTGCACTCAGTATAGGTTATTTATTTTGACCAGTCAAGGTCATTCATCATCTTGAAAGTCTTCTAGATTGTTTTCAAATCTAACAGACAATACCTCATCGGGGATGATTTGTCCATTCTCATCAAACATTTCTGGGTGCATAGGGATGTAAGTAGAGTTTCTTTCGATCACATACTCCTTCACTAGATACCCAATCACTCCTCCTACGAGAAGAAACATAACTGAAATGATTGCCGAAAACGTCAGGGTTACCGCTAACATTGTCCTCCCTCCTTGGGTCTTACTTCTTTTTTCTTATGTCCAGGTAGAAGTTAAAGTGGAAAACAATCTCTCTCTTGAGGAAAGAAACCATGTTCCCAAACTTAATCTGGAAAGTCTTTGGTGGTTCTGGTTTCCTCCTTCTATTTCTAAGTAGTAATTCTACTCCACGATTGACGGGAATGGAATCACCTTCAGGCTTATTTAGAAAACTTTCTTCTTTTTCCTGGTTGTTTTTCTCGTTCGTACCTTCTGGCATCTTCCAATATCCCATGTAAATAATCTTTTATTTTTCTTGCCTCTGGTTTACCTAGATGACCATAGGCTTCTCTTAGTTGTTTGTGATTGTTGTCATTACCACCTTGAATATATTCATCGAGATCATTGATAATATCCATGATCTCTTTTGCTGTAGAGCTTTCGATAAACTCTCTTACATCTACTTTCTTTGTCTTTCTGAGTTTCAGATACTCATACATGTTAAGGAAGAACTTGTGGTCAAAAGCATATTCAATAGTTCTTTCGACTTCCCAGTAGATCTCCCTATCTTCCATTATACTAATTTCTGTTCTCGTAGATACTTAACTGTTTCTTGACATCCACCGATAACTTCACCATCCATAACTACCTTAGGGTAGGTTGATGATTCACCAAACTTCTGTAAGAATTCTTCTCTGGTGAAGTCTCGGTTAACTTTATATATCACATGCTCAACTTCTGCTAGCTGTAATACCTGTTGAACTTTGTTACAAGCAGGGCATCCTTCTCTAGAAAACACTACGAATGTCATAATTTTCCTCCGACTACTCCACTATTTACAACACGGGTATACTCATCAAGAGAACCATCCTGCAAACACTTGAGATGCCAACGAGACATAGTAATTACACCTTCTTCAGTAGCACCAGTAATAAAATGTTGACCTAATGGATTCCTCAGAATACTAGTATATAAACCAAATCGAGTTTTCTTGATATAGAAGGCGTCATCAATCCACTCAACATTATCTGGAATATCTTTCTCTACTGTACCTCCGAAGGATTGAGCAAGTTTGCGATTAACTGTCGGTTGTGTCTCTGTCATTTTCTTGTTTAAAGTGGTGTCCGATAAGTTCGGGGTTGGGTTGTGATTTAGTTAGGTCTCTGCGAGATTGATTCTTAATGATGATGAAGGCATCTTTGTTGTACTTACGAGTGCCAATCGGAGACTGCCACTTCTTGTTGTACACTTCACCAACATCAATACCAGAGACGGATGTTCCACCAATCTCCACATCAACCTCATCACCATACTCCCACCCCAGTTTCTCAAGAGCGAGAGCCAGTTTTCCCAAAACATTTCCAGGATAACTCACAGAATTATCCATAACATGTTCTTCTGGTTCTAGATTTCCATTCATAAAAAAGGGGAGTATGAACTCTCCGTAGTATATCAAGTTTTATCCTCTTTGTAAAGTCTTTTTTTCCTCACCCACAAGACAGTATTTTCAAATGCAATTGATGAAAAATCTATATCATCATACACATATCGAGAAAAGTGGAGATTGCCAGCGGCAATTATTCTTTCTCCTGGTTGACTCACTTTATCACAACCATGCAATGCCCAAGAAGGAAATACAATAAAATCTCCAGACCCCTGATGATCGGGGTAATGTTTCTTCCCAAACGAATCAAGAAAGTAAAAACATTTTTGTTTTGGTACATCGATAAAATGTACCCAAGACAGAGCTGATCCCATATCAAAATGGGAATGGTCCTCATGACCACAGGTAGTATGATCATACATTTGCATCCACATATTTACACCATATTCACAAGTATGATATAAACCTAGGTCTTTAAGACAACGAGAAATAATATCACTATACAATTCCTTCAAAGTTTCATACACTGGTGTACCACGAAATGCATCTCCATAAAATGTTGTATAAAACTCTCCGTCCCTTTTAGGAAATGATCTCAAATACTCCTTACAATCATCAATAAAAGATTTTTTAAATTCCCCTTTAGTTTTCCAGTGTATAAACATAAAAAAGGGGAGTATGAACTCCCCGTAGTCTATCAATTTTCATCTCCTTTGTAAAGCCTTTCTAGTTTCTCTTTGGTGAGGTCAACATACATGACTTCATCACCAGGTTCAGGTGCCTCTGGATGACGTGGTTTGGGTTTATTCATCTCCACATTGATGGATTGAATGTTAGACCACATCATCGCAAATGCAGCACCAGCAATAACAGCAAAGCAAACGAAGTAAAAGAAGATTTCAAAGTTATTCATCCATTATCCTCCACACCTGAGTTTAACATAGTCAAAAACTTTTTGAGGAACATTAATTCCTAATGCTTTTTCAAATCCCTCAAATCCTGGTGAGGAGTTTGCTTCACAAATTCGATATCCATCGCTAGAAAATAATAGATCGACACCAGCAATATCAAGATCAAGAACTTTTGCAACCTGAATGCTAAGCATTTCCAATTCGTCGTCCACATCGTATGATTCCCCTTTACCTCCACGGGAAATATTGGCTTTAAATGAACCATCAGTAGAGGAACGTTGCATGGCACCGACAACTCTACCTCCAATAACAATGACCCGAAGGTCTCTTCCTTCCGATTCTTTTACATACTCTTGAACAATCATAGAAGATTTTGCTTCAAGAGAAGAAATAAGTTCCGACAAATCCTCAAACTGTTTAGCATCTTCACAAAGAAAGACACCAGCACCAT